CAGGTGCTTCTGCAGGAGCAGAATCTTCCCAAGGAAGATCTTCTTCACTAGATGTTTGAGGAGCAGGTGCGCTAACGCGAGCTGCCGGAGCGGCTGCTTTGTTAGGATCACCAGTTGCTTGACCCATACCTGCTGGTTTGAAGTATTGTCCCCAACGGTCCATATCATATGCTTCACCGTCAACTGACGCTTCAAACATTTCTTTCATAACCTTGAGTTCAACGTCTGTCGGCTTCTTAGGTAGGAAGTCTGATAGATTAAACAAACCAAATTGTTCAATCGCTGCCTTATCTGCATCAGAAATTGAACGTTCACGACGGCTCCACTTTGAAGTAGAGTAGTCAGCAAATCCGCCTTTGCTGGTTTTAGCAATACGGAAATCTACACCACGGAGGTAGTCAGTTGGCAATTCTTCCAACTCAGGGTCCATAAGAGCAGATTTAATAGTTTGGAAAATCTGAGGACCGATAATGAATCTACGAATCGGATTGTCTGGTGTATTATCTTCTTTGAGTGCATCTTCAACTACAAAGCCTTGGAAAATGTATGAACGCTTCTTCCAATATTTACGACCCATTTCTTCTAGTGATTTGTCTTTAAACCAACCACGCACTTCAGATAGAATAGGACAAACTGAACCATCGTTGTACATTTCAACACAGGGAACCTGTACTTGAACTGGACGTGAATCTGTTTCACCTTTAATACCTGCAAATGGGAGTTTGATCATTGCACGCTCTACCCAAAAGAAAGTGTTGTTTGGGTTACCGTCTGGTAGAAAACGTACTACGGCTTCTTTACCTTCCTGCATATTCCAGTGTGGGTAAATTGCGTTATCGCCGCCGCCTGTTGATTGTCCTGTGGACTTGCCTTGTGCTTCTTGAAGTTTTGCACGAATTTCTGCTAATGTTGCCATTTTATAGCCTCCTTATGCCTTTAATGTAAATGACTTTATGCCTATCGCATAACAACTATTATGCGCTTTTTATTTAGCAAAGTCAAAGGGTTTTTAAGATTTTATTTCACCAAAAAAAATCCACTCTATGAGTGGATTTGGTGATAACGAATCATAGCCGCTGTTCTTGCTAAAAATAGTTTCCACCGTATTTCTTCAGTAATTAACCCGTCCGGATCATCTGGTGTTGGGTCTGTTTGAATTCTTTGAAGATCGCGTCGACGATAAGATGTAATAATATCGTCAACTTCTATAATATCATATTCTTTATCGTCTGCAAATAAAGTAATTTTATGAGGATTACCTGTAAAAATTTTATTCTTGGGTAATCTTAGGGATTTTACAAGGACTGGTCCTTTTTTGGTCGCAGTCTTCGCTGACGATTCTGTAATGGTATGATTCCCAAAGAGGTTTTTCTGAGCCATACTTACTTGGCTTATCCCAATTGTAATCATCGCAGTAAGAATCACTGCTAACCTTTTCATTTCTAGTCCTCATTAACATTATTGACAAGTCCTTGTAATTGTCACGCTACCGTCTGGATTGCGTATTTCAGTCCAAGGACCACATACTTGTTGTTGCGTATAAACGGGCGGTTGTTGAATAACCGTTGGCGGTTGTTGAACAACTACAGGGCGAGTTGCGGCATATACTACAGCACCTCCAACAACAGCTGGAACTACCCAATTCCAACTACCCCTATGATGCATATGGTGTCCACCATGATGTCCGTGGTATGGACCTGCTTGCGCACCAAAAGCAGATAAACCAATTAAACCTGCAATTAAGAGTTTTTTCATAAAACCCTCCTTGATATTATAATAACGCCCCAGTGCCAACTTTCGTTGACAAGGGGCAATTAAAATTACTTCTTAGCTTCTTCTTTCTTAGCAGGAGCTTTTGGAGCTTCCTTAGCAGCAGGTGCTGGCGCAGATGCAGCTGGTTTGGCTTCTGCTTTCTTTTCTTCTTTCTTAGGTGCATCAGCAGCGAAAGCGGATACTGCAAATAATGATGCTACTAAAGTTGCTACTAGTTTCATAGTAATTTCCTTTTTTTAGGTTAAACACAGAAAAACCTTCCCTGTGTATTATATTAACGTTCTAGCATACAAAAAAGTTGACAAATATTTTATCCAAAAAAAAAGGCTCCTAAGAGCCTTTTTTGAATTATTATTTTATCCAGGCATATAAGTGATATTGTCGGTTAGTACCGCCCCATGTACCTTCGTCAAGACCTGTAGAACCCCAACCTGTGTTTACGCTAGTTGGGCTTGAAGCATCGATTGGTCCCCATCCAGCGTAGTTCCAAATATCGCTAGAAGATGTCCACTTAAATCCTCCGGTATTATAACTATTTCTAAATGTGTATCCGTCTACTTCGTCTGAGCCACCGTTATTGTGTCCGTACTGCATTTCGCCAATTAGTGTACCGAATCTATAGTTTGGATAGTTTACATCATTTTGAGTACGTATATTGTTTACAAGGTTGAGATCAACTCCCCAATAATTACCTCGATCTTTGGTTGCTCTTAACCATGCTCGTAATTCAGAATTTAATCCAACTGCATATTTAAAATTAGCAAATGCTGGAGTTGTATAGCTAGCATCATTATCTGAATTTAAATATAGGTACGTTACGTTATTAACAATCGCAGCCGGTAATGCATACATAAACATAGCTGTTGTGCTGGTTAATGTATAGGTTGTACCAGAGTTGCCTGGATCTGAAATGGTTAAGCTACCACTCATAGGATCTCTGTAATGATACCAAAGCATATAGCCTGCACCGTTCATACTACAGTACATTCTTCTTGCCTGGCTAGTATCTGTGGTGTTGCCTTTAATCCAGTACCAATTAGATGCACCAGCACCTTGATAAGTAGCACTAAGATTATAAATTGTTTGTGCGTTGGTTGCTGCCAGCGCCTGTGATGAACCGTCTGCCCAACGTTTAACAATATTAAAAGTTTGAGGAGTTCCGTTGCTTCTAGAATCAGTTGCAGTTATCTGAACAGTACTATTTGTATCTGGTAATCCAAAAGAATATCCTGTGGCCGTTGGTGTGCCTGTGATTAATCCAGATGACGATAAACTAGTTCCTGTTGGCAAAGATCCAGAAGTCACTGCATAAGTAACTGCTTCTCCTTCGCTGTCAGTAGCACTTAATTGAATAGACGTAGAAGAATCCGCTGCATAAAATGTAGGCAATGTAGGGTTCGTTACCCACATAGGTGCAGTTCCGTAGTTTGTTGCTATCCCTGGGGGTGCAGTGGTTCTATTTGTAACTCCATAGATAACAGCATTTACATCACTAGATGACGATCTAACGACCACGCTTTTGCCAGGTGATACCATTATACTTTGTTTTTCTAAAGTAGTTTTTGGATCTATTGGTTGGTCATAAACAATAAATTCACCGGCGGCTGGTGAGGTTGCACTTGTGCTAATAGCAACTCTTACGTTGGCTATGGTGCTTCCTCTATTACACAAATTGATAATAACGACACTAGGAGTATCGTAGGCATTTGTGTAAATTGCCTGATTAATATTTGGAAGTAAGGTCCAAGTTCCTAAAATACCGTTCATTGATTATCCTTCTATTACAGGCCTGCTAGTTCTCTGACTCTTGCTAGTTCAGCCAATTCAGGATTTTGTTCTGTAGTCTGCTCAGGAGCCATTCTTTCAACAAATTTGCGAGCAACCTGCTCTGCCTGCTCACCAAACTTCTTGCCTACCATTGTGCAAACACCTTCTGGGCCTTTGGGGAATGTACCTGATTCTTGGTCGTAAAATGAATGAATGAATTCAGCTAATTCTTTAACGCCCATCTTGCCCTCGTGTCTTTCTTCTGGATCATCGCTGGCCATTTGTGGTTCTTCTGCAGGTGCTGCTGCTGGAACTTCTGCCGGTTCTTCTGCAGGAACTTCTGCTGCTGCTGGTTCTTCAGCTGCGGCTGCTCCCATATCGCCAAAGTCTAATGACTCTAGTGCCTCTGGTGCATTTAATTCTAACCAACCTTGGATTTGAGGGCGGACGTCTGCATTTGCATCTTCCGCCGCTGTTGCCTTAATTCGTTTGTATAATTCTGGATCTTCAATTAGGCCTTTTAAACTTTCAATTGCGTTTGTGCCATCTGTACCTGCAGGAAATTCTTGTCCAACTAATTCTTGTAATTTTTGTAAGGCTGATTGTTGTTCTTCTGGATCTTCAGAAGTTATAGCAGACTCTTCTCCAAGACCCATTACCCAGTTTTCAAACTTGGCAAATGGATCATCTTGTGTCTGCTCAACTTCGATGTCTTCTTGCATATCTTCTTGTGTTAAAGCGACTATGTCGTCGTAGCCTATAGTGTTTCCTTCTTTCATTAGTCTATATAAGACCGGAAATACTGATGCAATGTCTTCTTTAAATGATCGTACTGTAAATTTTTCTTTGAAATCTTCAACTACATCCTGCGGTACTTCTTCGCTGTCATATGCCTGGAAATTTTCTCTATATGCTTCGTAGTGACTTTGTTTTGCTAGGGCCTTAATTTGCTCGCGTAGGCTATTTAGGTATTGTGTAGAACGTTCAACCACTGAATTTGTTTCTGAATTCATTAGATCGTTACGAACAACATAACCACCAAAGCTCTTTAATTGAGCAATTTCTTCACTCATTTGAATAATACTTTTACCAATGTCGTCATAGGGTACACCACCGTTGGCCACGTGGCGTTGCATAGCACGAGCACCAGCTAGGTGGATGAAAGGATATTTAAATCTTTCACCGTCTTGATTTTCTACAAAAAGTGCTGCAATGTGTCTTGTTCGTGCGCCAGGTTGTTGATCATCCATTACTGCTTGACTATGTTTGATAATCAATTTAGTATCCATTAAATTCTGGTAACTCATTAATCTGCTACCGTACATTGAGCTTTCTGCCATAATGCTTTCTCCGACTGGTTTCTGTATTGTGTTTGGTTGTGTTTGCTTAGGTTGCGCATTTGCAGCTAAAAATTCATAATCTCTACGATCTAAATTATCCTTAGCAATATCTCTTGTGTCAAATGCTAATAGTCTGCGTTTAGCAAATTCACGTAATTCTCGCAAAAACTTATACCAATTACCTTTCTGATGATCATCCATACCTTCGGCAATTCCGTGACTGAAGTATACCTTCATAGAATTTGGTTCTGCTAGGCTAACACTAACGTGACCCATCGGTGTTTGACCTTCCATATAATCAAAATCAAAGAATCTAGCTTCTTCAGGATTGATGGTAATTTGGCCTGTTTCAGCACCTAATTTTAGGTTCTTAAAACGGCTTCTAATTTTATAGAATAAATCTGTAGCGATATTGTTTCTTGCGTCCATAGTTATATTTATCAAAACCCGCTGCTTACAAAGATAGGCAGCGGCATAGATTCCTCTGTAATTTTTTCAGTCATTTTTTCGTAAACTGTAGGATCCCAATCTGCTAGTACGTCTGCCATACGTATGATCAGTAACGTAGAGCTCACTAGGTCGTCGTGTTCTCCTGTTTTGGCCTTAAAACCAAGTCCGCTGGCAACATACGTTTTTAACTCAGAAATCAGCGGTTTAGATGTAATTGTCATCTTATTAGTTTCTAGTAAATTTTTAAACTGAGAACAAGCAGTAACTTTACTGCGATGTGTAGTATTAAATCCTTTACGGAATTTACGAACGTGTCCTTTACGTATAGGCTCACTTAAGAATAAACCAGGAAAGTTTTCTTCTCCTATGTCGTTAATAACAATAAGAGCGGCTTCACCTAGAGAATTATTTTCAACAGAATAATAAATTTGCGGAACACCGCCTTTTTCTTCTCCGCGTGATTGAATGTATTTCAATATTTCACGCATATGTTTGACCTGTTGCTGTACTGGAGTAGTATTATGATGCCATTCCGCTACCTGAGTCATTGAGGGCATTTCAAAAACCTGTATAGCACCGTAGTCACCGCCTGTACCTAGACTAGGATCTAGAGCAACAAGATATGTGCATCTAGAATCTATATCTTTATACCAACGTGTTTGACCCATGGTCATAGTTGGATCAATTCCCTCTAATGCTGCAAGTTTAACTGAATTGATTAGTGTTTCGTCGAAGATCAAGAACTCACATTCAAACTCTCGGCGGAAACGTTCTTCACCAATTTTAGCACGTTCGACAGAGGCCCAGGCATCGTCGCGTAACGGGTTTTCACGCCAGTGAGCAAAGAATGGAAAGAATCCGTTAGGTCCTAATTTTGTCTCGTTGCCGTACTCGTCAAAACGTTTATTAGCTTCAGTCCAGATAAGAGCAAACTGATCTTCGTCCGAGTTTGGTGTTGATGTAATCAGTGCTTTACCACCTGTAGCCAATGTAGGAGATAGGGCAGTCCAAAACTCTTTGGCCTTTTCAGGTGGTTGAACAAATGCAAACTCGTCACAGTATATTAATGATAAAGACTTACCACGACCGGTGTTTTCTGTTGTTGTGGTAGCTTGAATACGTGCTCCGTTATCGTATTCGATTGTGTTTCTATTGTATGAATAAACACCAGCACGAATAAAGTCAGGTAAGTTTTCGTAACCAAAACGGTAACGATCCATAATGTCTTTAGCACCTTCATATTTGTGTGCGGCAATAAGAACTTGGCAGTCTGGAACAAACATTGTGTACCACAGCAGGTAAGCAACTGCACAGGTTGTTTTACCCATCTGACGCGGTAACATTGCAATACATTGCTTGTTTTCGTGATAGGCCTGTATTAGTCTAACCTGATATTCATAAGGTTCAAAAGGTATGCTACCTCTAACCGGGTGTTGAATTTTAATAAAGTTTCTAGCAAAGTACAACGGCCCGTTTACAGGATCCATACACTTTTCAAGATGTTCTACTTCCTCAAGTGTATACCTGGTTTGAGCGTGAGCTTTCTTAACTAAATTACCGTCTAATGATTTTGCCATACTATTATTTAATGAAAAAAATAGGGCCCGGAGGCCCTATTTGAGTGTTTATACAATTAAGCGAATGTTAAACCAGTTAACGCTACGTCTGTAATTGTGATGTCGTTTTCGGCAACACCTAACGCTGCACCGATGACATCTTCTAGGTTTTCGTAAGAACCGTCTGCGCTTCCCGATGCTGCATATCCATTTCCTGCATCTGTTTTGTTAATATTAACTAATGCAACAAATTGGTTAGCACCAGATGCTGTTGGTTTACCAACATAATAAATTTCAGATAAAGACTGTAGGGCAAAAACTGCTTTAGCTAAATTACTGTTAGCTGCTGCGGGAGTTGTTGTAAAGTCAATTGTTGCAGAAACAACTTTAATTGCTTGTAATTTTGGAGTACCAAAACTAGTATATGGTCCAACGCCTGATGCGCCGTCACCTAATAATTTTCTTGCATTACTGTCGACGTTACCTGTTAAACCGCCACCTAATGCGTCGCCGTATAAATCTGCCATTATTTCGCTCCTTTAGCTTCTTCTAATCTACGCAGTAATTCTGCTCTAATAGAAGCACGTAATTCTTCGCCTTCCATGGCCATTGGATTGTCGCCTTGACGATAGCTGTGTTTAACCATTTGTTTAGGTTTGTTTAAATCATTACCGTCCGGAATAGCTGCGCTAACATCTTTAACTTCTGGCTCAGAACCTGGAACTGAATTTCCAAATGCTTCGTCTTCTTTATCTTCTTCGCCTTTTTCTTCAGGACCTTCTTCGCCGCCTACTTTTTCATCGTTGTCAGCATCCATATCAGGAAGCATTTTCAATGGGCCTTTGTCTAGATCGCCTAGACCGCCTATCTTAGGCATACCGCCTTCTGGCTTGTCCATTGGTTCAATTTCAATGTGTGGCATACCGCCCATTGGAGCAGCAGGCTTATCCATACCTGGGTTAACTGCCTTGATTAAAGATAATAGTTCTTCAATATTATCTAAACCTTGTGCATTTAAGTTAACGCTCATACTTGGAGGAGGAGCATCTGGTTTACCCATATTGCCCATTGGGCTAGGAGGCATTTCTCCACACTCGTCTGTTACAACTGGAGCTGCCTCAACTGCTGGTTGATCAAGCTCTCTCATTCTTGCCATTAAATCATTAAAATTCATATTAACTCCCTAAGGCGCTCTTAACGCCTGCTTTGTCTTGTTTGGCCTTAGGCAGCTTGTATTCTGTCTGCACACCGTCTTTTTTGCGTTCCTTGGCGGCCTTTGCTAAATCTTTCAAGAAACTTTTATTAAAATCATCGCCGAAGTAGTCTTTGTGCTTTACCTTATCGTTGTAAGGCTCTGCTAATACTGATTCACCACTTGGTTCCATATCCGCTGTATTGTGTTCTACTTCGCCTGCATCACCACCGTTTCTGACTCTAAAATTAGATTCTGGAACAAAGTATTTTACGTGTTCTGCAAGCTCAGGAGCAGTAATTGGATATTCGCATACTACTTCAAATGTGTGAACTTCAACATTGCTTAGTTCCGGAAAATCTAGTGGAGTTGCTTGAATAGGTGTTTTAGATTTTTCAATGATTGCTGGATTTGCTTTTCCGATGCAATCTTTGAGTTCTTTAACAAAATTTTCAGGCAATTCGCCTGCTACCTTTAATCTAAAAGGGTAGCTCTTTTTGCTTTCGGCAAGATATTCTTTAAAAGTTTTCATAGTAGTATTTATGCTTTTCCGCCTAATTTTTTCAGTAGCTCATTGCGGTCTGTGATCACATACCCTTGGCCGTTGATAACATCGTTTGGATCGTTACCCGCATCGTTATCAATTTTTAATTTTTTAAGTTGTAGGTCAACAGCTTTTAATTTCTTTTCAATTTTGTTAGTTTTAGCAGTAATAGCGTTGCCCATCATAGAACTAGCTACTTCAAAAATACGACTAGCATAACGTACTTCTACGTTCATACCTAAATCCATAAGATCGTCGTAGGCCTGCTCTGCTTTTTTAGCTAGGTTATCTAGCTCGTTTTCGTCTAGATTTTCTAATTCTTGTATCTGCGGCAACGTGCTGGTAATTTTAGCTACTTCAGCATAACTATCATCTAAACTTTTAACCTGCTCGTGGGTTGGAACAGGAGTAGTATCTTCAGCAGCCTTTACAGCCTCAGCTGAATCTAAGTTAAAGAGTTCTTCAAGTTTCTTGGTCATACTTTACTTATTTCCGTTTGCCGCCTTGGTGAAAAATATCATTTTCACTAACTACTCGAAATCTAACACCCTGTTGTTTGCACCATTTATTTGCTGCTTCCCATTTGGCCATATTCTTAACATACTGTTCTTGGTTGTACAAGCTCTTGCCAACTTTTTCTAAAATAGTATGATTGCTAGGTTTAACTTCTACTACTTCGGCGTGTTTACTGCCATTCTTGTCAACATAGACAATAAAGAAGTCTGGGACATAGATTGTGCTTTTTCCTGTTAAGGGATCTCTATAAGGTATTTGTATACTTTCACTGGCCCAATTTTGTACGCCAGGATGTTCGTCAAGCATTCGCATAAAAACAAATTCCCAACTACTACGTGCCAAAGGAGTTTTTTTCCCAACATACTTGTCAGGATTTTTCATTTCAAATCTTCCCTGTGCAAATTTTGCCATTATGCTGCTATGTTTCTTATCTGAATAGGTTTGACGTCAGTTGTTCTAAATCCTAGTATAGAAGTTGGTACTCGATTGTTGTTTAAAACTTCACCTACTATTTGATTTAATTCTAAATAATTAAAATTTTTTAAAGTATCTAATAATTGACCCACAGGAATCGAATCTATTTTGGCCTGCCTTAACAAAGTCATTGCAACTACATCGGCAGCATCTTTTGAAAATCCCGCAGATTGAAAAAATGAATGTGCTAGGTCAATTTCCATTGACGAAAATTCCATCGGAGCTTCGCCATATCTTTCAAAAAATAGTTTTGTTCCGGCAGCACTATCTTCTACAACTTGACTGGGTAAATTTGTTGCCATATTAATTTCCTGTTAGATTTCTTTGTGATGCAGTAGTTGTATTTTCTGTTGATGCACTCTTTGGAAATATTGCGCCAACAACACCTCCAACTGTGGATACTGCTGATGAAATATTTCCAGGATTACTTAGAATATTAATTGCTTCAGATTTTAATTGTGCTGTAGATAATTGTTTAACATTTTTGTATGTGTTAACTGCTTTGATAGCAGTACTCATAAATCCACCCCAACTATCAAATGCTGTTCCGTCACCTACTGCACCGAACACTGATTCTAGTCCGTCTAGTACACCGCCTTCACCTGTTAGTGTGGCCACGCCTCCGCCGGCAACTGAGATAGGACTTGGTGTTGTATCGTAATGAAGATTTGCAAAACCTTTAGGATTATTGTATGACACAGTTCCTGCTGAATATTTTACAGCTTCGTATTCTAATGTCATTTGACTTTCATTAAATTCTGATGCAGAATAGTCCATAGCACCGTGTTGCCAAGATTTGATTCTTGGATTCACTAGTGTATATCCGATGAATCGTCGTCGACTCATTGTGTATATACTCACTGAATTAAAAAATGGATCGGATACATCGTTATCTAAACCGTATCGGAATAGATCTAAATTAGTGTTTGCAGGTCGAAGATGTGTAGCTGAATATGCTGCATTAGGATTCAATCTATCAGCAATATAATAGCCATAGTATATTGCCCATAACGCATTAACTACTCCGTCACTGTCGTCGTGTAAGGATATATTAATTGGCTCGTAGTTAATGCCTTTGTATACAAGTTTTTTTCTATTATATTGATTTTTAACAATAGAATCAAAATTAAATTTTGGTAAATCGCAAGACTTTACCAACATCCCAACTTCTTGAGAATTTTCATTTGACCATCCAGGAGACCTAATTGTATGTTTGTTTAAATCAAATCTAACATAGTATAAAAATTTAGTCTTGGGTGATAATCTAAAAGAATTATCAATGAATAGTCGTGTGGCGTGTTGCCAATTGGCTTGTTGTCCTTTGGGATTTAATAATCCTTCAGATACACCGGTAAGGAATCTAGTAAAGTAGTTGGCCATATTAATATTTATGCCACAAAAAAAGCCCGGTTTAACCGAGCTCTTTTTGAACTAACGTTAATTAAGCGCCGCCTGTTGCGCCTGTTACAGCGTTTCCAATTGTACGTCCTACTGCTGCACCAATACCACCGATTGGGCTTGTTGCTGCTGCACCTGCTGCAAACTGTACTAAGTTATCGTAGGCAATTGTTAAAGCAACTGTCATATGTTCGTTAGTAGAGTAGTTAGCATCGCCGTAGTCTACGTTTTGTAGGAAGCAACCATACATTTCAAAAGTTTCTAATGTTTCTGGAGTTAATGTACCATTACCACCATCTAACACTTCGATACGTGTTGTAAATTTATAGTCAATACCTGAACGAGCGGATGCCTGTTCCATAAAGTCATATTGTTTCTGGATTTGTTGACCAACTAATTTCTGAACTTGACCGCTAGCATCATCACGTAATGTTAATGTTACGTTTTCTAATGTATGCTTGCCTGCAAGTTTCACCTTTGAGTTATAGATGTCTAGTGTCATTTCTTCAAATGAAACTTTTGGTCTAGTAACGTCTTGAACTTGCTTTGTCAATTCAGTTGCTGCTGCAACACCAAATCCTAGCAATGTAACACGGAATCGATATTTCAACTTAGGCATTAGAAGCACCTGAGTGCTTCCTGCCTGATTAGTTGTTGGAATACCAAAATTGTTTAGTGATGTAATTGACATTTTTAAATCTCTCCTGTGTTCTTGACACGTAATGGGATGTAAATGAATTCAACAGCCTTAACTGGTTCAATTGCAATGTCAACATATAGTTCATTACGATCGATTCTGCTAGGAGTGTTGTTGCTTTCATCACAAACAACTGCGAAGTCATAAATTGCTCTCAAACCTACCAACTCTAATAACAAACTTTCTGCTGCCTGTTTGATCTCATCACGTGTGATCTTGTCATTTGGTTCAAAAATGTATGGACGAGCTAGTTTGTTCAACTGGCTGCGTAGGTATACAACTAAACGTGCTACGTTGATTCTGTCTAATGCAGAAGCATTTCTTGCACGAGTCTTTTGACCATATGCAACTAAACCTACACCATTAAAGAATGGAATTGGGTTAATCTTTAGATCATATAGTGTATCACGTTGACCTTCGTTTAGAGCTACGGTCTGGAATTCACCTGTCATTGCGTCAATATAACCAACTGCTGTTGCGTTAGTAATACCACCGCGTCTTGTACCTGCTGGAGCAAACCAAGGATAACTTACGTTGTCACTTAGTGCGATTGTTTTCAACATCATATGTGATGCTGGAACAACTGCGCCTGCACCGCTTAGGTCTGTTGTGTAACCGTTTGGATAGTAAGTTGCTAGATATTCGTCATATGTAACAATACCATCATCACCGTTGTCTGTTACTAGGTTAGCGTTAGTACCCCAAGTTGTTAGGCTTGTTGCATCTGCTGCTAAACGCAATGGTGTGTCACCAATTACAAAAGCTGTAATTCCACGGTCAATGTTTAAGTTAACTAGGTTGCTCATTAGCTCAGGATATCCTGGGCAAGCAATCAAGTTAAAGTTGCGACGTTCTGTATCACGGATTTCGCTGCTTGTATCAACAACACTCTTAAGAGCTTGTGTAACAACCTTACGTTGTGCGTGACGACCAAATGTACCAGAACCGTCTTCGTTATTACCAGATGCTGTCACCCAACGATCTGTCCAATACGCTTCCATTGACAAACCAGAACCGCTTACAAATGCACTACCTGCTAGGGTAGCTGTACTTGTTCTTGGGTTATCGCTAGCTGTATCAATGTAACCGTTCATATATTTCTTAACGTTTCCGCCGCTTCTGCGTAGATTCCATAGCAACATACCTTTTGGATATAGTGCTGGATCTGGAGCGTCTGGATCTAAGAAGTTATTCTGCAATAGGTCTTCGATAGTAGACATTGCATTTGTTGTGCCTGTTGTGTTCCAACGTGCATCAGCAAACAAGATACCCTCTTCTGTTGTTTGATCAGTTTTATCAACTAATTCCCAACGTTGAGAAACATCCGCAATATCAGTTAGATTATTATTAAATCTGTAGATAGTTGGGAAGTTTTCCATATCGGCTGTGCTGATCCATAGGTCACCTGTTTGTGTGCTGCCTGCTTGATATGGATTGCTAGCTGAAACTAGTGGAGCATAACCAATTCTTGTTGATGTCGCGCTTTCTGCGTACTGAGCAGAAGCGTGTCTATAACCAACCCAAGTTGCGCCATTGTGTACCATAACGTCAACTTCTGAGAAGTTAGGGTTGTACCACATTTGTCCATCTTGTGGCTCATTTAATGGAGCATCACCGCTTGCTGCAAATCTTGGATTGCTTGCTGCCAATGGCATCCAACCAGAAGCTAGATAATCATATCCTGCGGCTGATTGAGCTTCATATAAGTTTTCAGTTCCAGATAATGTGTTGATACTATAAGGTGTAAACAATCCACCAATTGGGCTACCTGTTCCGTCTGTTAGACTGAAATCTCCGCCTAGTTTGTGTGAAATAACCAACTTAGCTGAGGTTGAACTTACTGTTGTTACAGAAGCTACAATGTTGGTAAATCCTGCTGCGTTAATTGCTGTTGCAATTGCATCAGCATCTTCGCTGTTGCCAGCTGCTGAGAAATTAATTGTAACTGCTGTGTCTAAAGTTGCTTGTCCTTTTAATGATTCTGCTAGATCAAAACTGTATGGGCCGGCAGCTAGTGTGCTGTCTTTAATAACTGCTGATGTAATGCTTGTTACAGCATTTGCAGAAACGTTTCTTTTCCATACTCTAAATTCAGCAGTTTCTGGAGTTGCATCAAATCCAGCAGCTTCTGTAGCATTTGATTGTACAAATAAAGAATCTTTGGAAATATTTGCACCACCGCCACTACGATCTAGATAATAGTTTGCTGCACCAGTTGATGTGTGGATTGGAGCTTCGTATGATGCCCAAGAAAGTGTTCCTGCGCTCCAACGCTTAACTCTCCAACGAGCGCCGTTGTTTGGTTCAGTTGTTTTAATCCATACAGAACCAGTTGGGTTTCCGCCGACTGTGCCAACGTTGTCAGAAATCTTAAATGCTGGAACAGAAGTATGTGGAGTTTGTTGTAATGCTGGGCTCAAATAAGTACCAGCTGTGATACCCAATGTGCTCCAGTTTGCTGTACCATTTTCTAATTTAACTGCACCGTCAGCACCAGTTGAATCGCCTGCATCACCGTCAGCAGCTGATGTGCCGTTAGAATAAATGTACAATCTGTTGTTAATTGCTTGAGCACTTACACCAGTAATTGCTGCTGCATTAATGTTTGAAGCAATAGTAGCTACTGTTCCGCCAGCAATTAAACTGTTGTTAACATATAAGTTACCACTTATCGAACCTGAATATGCTGAACCAGATGCTACTGGCCAACTTGCTTTCCAGTCTGTAGAACCTACTAGTACCCACTGACCTGCATCAACAGCGTCAACTCCGCCAGTCGAAGCTGGAGCACCAGCTGATTTAAAGTAAACTCTTGCAAACTCTTCGTTTGCACCAAATGATCCATCACCTGTAACGGTTTGGAAAACTACAGCGTAGTCACCAATTGCACCAACTGATGTTTTTGGAGCATTGTTAGAAATTTTTGCTGTATCTGCGTCGGTTAATACTAATGGAACTTTGTTTGTAAATTTCTGCCCGCCAACTACTGTTGGTGCAGATCCATTCCATTCTTGAATACCCCAAGTTGTTGCTTGAGTGTCAATCCACCATTGACCGTTTGTTGGGTTCGCTCCCGGGGCGTCTACTTGAGCCTCTAGTTCGTCTAAGTTAATATCAGCACGAACGATAAATGCCGCGTTGCTAACACCCAATAAACTATATGCTGCTAATAATCCGTATTCGTTTCTTTCTGAACCGTGTACAGGAGTCGAACTCGCTGTCTGTTCAAAGAAAGGAACACCGAAGAAATCTGTTAGATCTCTCTGACTGGTTAATTTAAATGCCTTACCAGCATTGGCTTTTGTTGTTGCGGACGCGGTACCTGTTCCCGATCCGTTTGCTTTATCTTGCGCTGTAGCTACTACGATAAGAGGAGTAGTACCAGGTTCTGCTGGTGTATAAAAACTCTCGTCGATAACTGTAACCGCTACGCCCGGTGATTGTAATGTTGCCATTCCCTATTTCTCCTGGTAATAGTTGCTCATAATATTTAGCGTACTATTATAAAAATGGGTAGTTATACAACCTGAAAAAGGGGAAGAAAAGGTGTAAATATTGATATGAGACCACTTTGTAAGGCCTGTAATGAACGGCCTAGAGCATTAAATTATTATAAAGGTAAAAAACCTTATTATAGAACGCTCTGCGAAGCGTGTCTAGCTCACGGACCTAAGGCACATATACCACGTTGGAAACGTTCTGGTTATAAAATAAAGTCACAATGTGAAAAGTGCGGACATCGTAGCCCGCACATGGAGGTATTTAGGGTATTTCACATAGACGGCAATTTAGACAACTGCCGCCCTAGTAACTTAAAAACAATCTGTGCCAATTGTGCTCAGGTGCTTCACAAGGAGGGCATCACTTGGCGTCAAGGGGACTTGGTCGCTGACTATTGATCTTGCCTGTTGATACAGATTATCGATAGTGCTGTTATTATCTACGACGTGATCAAATTCAGTTCCTACCCAAGCAGTTTCACTAGCGTGAATTTTTCGCATCTTTAATTCTTGAACAGCCCAATTATGTCCTTGATTTGCGGCCACTGCTACATCGTACCAATCCGGTAACTCTCCTCGCTGTACCCATACAATCTGTCCACCAGCTTTACGGATGCTTTCAATTTCATTAGGAAACCGGCAATCTGAAATAACAACATTGTCTTTGGAATTACGAAGTTTATTTTCTAGGCTAGCAATCCAAATGTCATCGTGGAAGCCTTTGCGGCATACTTCTGTGCCCCAATACTGTAGAACCCAACGAGGTGTGAGCGTGGGCATATCTAAACGTTCTGCCCACCACGGATCGACTTGTTCGCGCCACTCCCGGGCTTCTTTAGTTCGCCCTTCTAGCATCGTCCTGTCCCAGCCAAACACAGAACTTACTGCGTCTTTTAGTGTATTAGCAAAAGACTCTCTTCTAAACTCGTGAAAATTAACTAGATAGTCAGCAATTGTATCCTTGCCTGACCCGATAAACCCACAAATACCTATAATCATAATAGCCTCCAATTAAGACTATTATACTATACTAAAATATTAAGGTCAACCTATAATCCAACCATAGCCCATACCGCCTGGTACAAGTTTCATCAAATCATCAATGAGCTTGTCCATTTCGGCTTGAGCTTCAGTTTTAAGTGCTGCGCCGTTTAGGCTAGAACCGCCCTGTGGGCCTGCGATTTGAGCAAACTTCTCGCGGGCTTGACCTAGCATCATCTTGCAGTTTGCCAGTGCATAATCCTTAACCCATTGTCCTGAATAGATATCGTCGATAATAGCAAAGTCAGGTTTACTGTTATAAACCATAAGCATTACACTTTCTTCGCCTCGTGGTCTTTGCTGAATAATGAGTTTGTGACTCTGTGGATGCCAAGTAAAGTTAATAAAACTACCAAACATTTTACCAACTAATTCTTGATACTGTGCAAATAATTCATATGTTAGCAATCCTCCCATATTTGTAGAGCTTAACAAATATGTGTTTGTGTATGCTAAATTGAATGGTTCAAAAACTGTTCCGCCCGTGCCGTTACCAGTCCTTGATCCAACACTTCGTCTAAAAATTTGACGGACTTGTTGTATTTCTTTTGGTAAAATATATTCGTTTTGATCTTGTACCAGTGTTAAAAACACGTAAGATTCCTCTACAGCATTATCGCTTCTTTGCCTAAAAACTGCAAGGGCTCTATTTAGAGCTGTTTCGTAGTGAGTTGGATCTAACTCAACATCAATCATACCGTCACCTAGCATAGTGCGGCAATAATTATAAACGCTTTGGCGGGATTCGTCGTTTGTACTCATAATACTATTTATCGTAGCGGTAAATATATGACTATGCCAAGACTTTCGTTATATCGCCCGCAAAAGGGCAACGACTATAAATTCATCGATAAAACCGTATGGGAAATGTTCCAGGTTGGGGGTACAGATGTATGTGTACACAGGTACCTAGGACCAGATATTTCTGTCCAAGGAAACACTCCTAGCACTCCTGCTTACGACTCTGATAATCCTTTTCAAATACAGGATATGTTATTTTTAGAAAATCGCGATCGAAAATATGACCCAGATGTTTATGTATTGCGAGGTGTTTATAATATGCAAGACATTGACTTTAATCTAAGTCAATTCGGGCTCTTCTTGCAAAACGATACAATTTTTATTACATTTCATATCAACGATACAGTAGAAAAACTTGGCAGAAAAATTATTGCAGGAGATGTTATAGAGCTGCCTCATTTAAAAGATGAATATGCTCTTAATGATCTAAGTTTTGCATTGAAAAGATTTTATGTTGTTGAAGAAGTTAATCGCGCAGCAGAAGGATTTTCAGTAACTTGGTATCCCCATTTATATCGTGCAAAATGTAAACCACTAGTTAATAGTCAAGAATATAAACAGATCCTTGACGGAATAGCCAACAGCGACGCTGATAAAGGTAATTACAATTCATCGATTACTTATTATCCTGGAGATATTATTACTGGCCCGGACGGTGTAAAGTATGAAGTAATAAAAGAAGTTACTGGTATTGATCCTCCTAATACTGAATATTATCAAATAGCAGGTACGTTAAGAGATTTAATGAGTACATACAATAAAGAAATGGAGATTACTCAAGCTATCCTTAATCAAGCTGAAGCCGATGCTCCAAAAAGTGGGTACGACACTTCTAAATTTTGGACTCTTCAAAGATCGGACGACGGTACTGCTTCTTTGATTACAGTAGACTCTGATCAAATTAATCAATATTCTGCCGACACTGATATTGTAACGGATAAAAATGGAAATCCTATATTAGACGCTGAGGGCAATGAAGTATCTGCCGTTAACGCTGCTTCAACTTATCCGTCTGTAGATGGAAAAGGTTATGTAGGATATCTAACTAAAGATGGTATAGCACCTAATGGTGCTCCAGTCTCTGTAGGCTATTCTTTCCCGTACAATCCAGTTGAAGGTCAGTTTCATCTTAGAACAGATTATCTTCCTAACAGATTGTTTAGATTTAACGGAACACGCTGGATGAAATTTGAAGACAACGTTCGTATGACTATGGATAACCTAGGTGCTAGTGATGTTGTTACCAGTGCATTGTTTGAAGGTAAGGATGTTAGACAAACACAAAAAACATCGTTTATTAACAATACATCAGTTGCAAATATTGATGGACATACAATCAAACAGAAACAAAGCCTATCTAAGGCTCTTAGACCACAGGCGGACGAATAATGGATTACTTTTACGACGGGCAAATAAGACGCTATGTAACACAGTTTATGCGTGTGTTTATTGGATTTAAATGGCAAGCTGGCGATGGAACTCAACAAACTGTACCTGTAATGTACGGGGATATGAGTAGACAAGTAGCAAATATAATTAAAGAAAATAGCGAAAACAAAATGCCTTCAGTTCCAAAGATTGCCTGTTATATTACAGGGTTAGAAATGGATACTACAAGGTTATCTGACCCTACGTTTGTTAGTAAAGTTCATATTAGAGAACGAAGATTTACAGATGCAGGTGGGACTAGAGAATATCAAAATACACAAGGCGGTAATTATACAGTAGAACGTCTAATGCCTACACCATTTAAATTAACAATGAAAGCAGATATATGGACTTCGAGTACTGATCAAAAATTGCAATTGTTAGAACAAATACTGGTTTTGTTTAATCCGTCCCTTGAATTACAAACCACCGACAACTATATTGATTGGACTAGTTTAAGTGCGTTATATCTTACAACTCCTACTTGGACTTCACGATCTATTCCAGCAGGAGCCGAAAGTGAAATTGATATTTCATCATTAGAATTTGAAATGCCTATATGGTTAACTCCTCCTGCTAAGGTTAAGAAACTAGGCATTGTGCAGAGTGTCATATCTAATGTGTTTATGGACAGTGGCGATATTATTAACTTAGATGATTTAATATACAATCAAAGAATTGGAGCATTTGGTACTACTACTAATAGATATAGAGTATTATTGTTTAAATCTAATACAGGTAACTTAAATGATCATCAGTACGACCTAACTCTAGTTAATCCTACACACGCTGTACTGGCATTAGGATTGGATCAAAAAGAATATGCTAATGGTGCGCCTTTAGAGTGGGCTAAAATTTTAGAAGTTCAGGGCGGATACATTCCAGGCAGTGATATTTGGTTTAAAAAGCCTGATGGATCAGAAATTCTAGGCACATTTGTTATTAATCCTTTAGATCCTACAATCTTAACAGTAACACTAGATCAAGATACATATCCTAGCAATGATGATATAGCAAGTTCAATTCCTGGAGGAGAAACCAGAGGAACTGTAGATGCTATTATTGATCCTTACAAATTTAATCCGTTAGAAGTTTTTGGATCTTTAGAAAATATTCCTCTTGGTATTAGATATTTGATGTTAGACGATATTAATAACAGTACCAATAGAGGAGACTTTAATAGATTGTACGAAGGGTCTGATAGTTCTAAAGACCCGTATGACGGCCCAGATGGATGGAAAGATGTTCACGGTTCTGATCCAGTAGTTAAGGCTAATTCTGTAATAGAATGGGATGGAGAAACTTGGACAACAATTTGGGATCCAGATCTAGCATCTGAAAATTTCTATATTCAAAATATTCGAACCGGCGTTAAGTATAAGTGGGACGGAGTACAATGGCTCAAAGCATTTGAAGGTGAATACGGGCCAGGAGACTGGAACTTCAAACTTATCTCTTGATAAGTAAAGGTATGCAACAGCGTGCCGGATTACTTTTTCTATCAAAAATAACAGGTAGAATATTTCTATTATTGGAAGACTCAAAATGGACTGTTCCAACATTTTTGCGAACAGGTCCTCTTTTAGCTGATGCCAATCCATTATTAAACAGGTATAGCGAAGGTCGAGTACTTCCTATAGAACTTTATCTCAGCGAGGATAAAGGCTTCGAATACGGTACCTATGTCTGTGTTGTAGAAACAGAATTTTTTGGATCCAATGAAGAAACAATATGCTGGTCCAACATAGATAATCTTCCAAAAAATTTACACACCGGTTTAAAAACTACATTAAATAATGGACTAATACGAGCGAAAATTGAAACTATAATGGTGATAGAAAATGCTTCCAACATTACGAACTGATAAAAGAATTTTAGAAGATTTTAAAAAATATCAAGACTCTATTGATAGAATAACCAACGAACCGCTCAAAGAAGAATTGAGTAAGTTGCTTAAACGTCTTAAAGAGCAGGTAGGTCACATAGACCGAAATCACGAACAGCTGATAATTTCTGGAAGAATCCCAACAGAGATCAGCGAAATTAGATCTAACATAGCGTCAATTAAAAAATCATTGGATTTTAAAATTGACGCTTGGAATAGATCTAATAACGTTATGCCTGCGCCTCTCCCCAACGTAAAATAATACCGCCAGGTACTGCTGTACCTGTGGTCTTATAAATGTTAATGGCCAATACGTCGGGTCCATTTGGGAAAGCTCCTCTTCCACCAACCGCGGTTGTTGTCAGTTCTTTAAGTTCTGATAAGTCTAGTGCATTTAAACTACCAGGTTGACACAAGAATGAAAATACCTGCTCTCCGGGAATAGCATACTGTGGATCACCAAACTGGAATGTAACCGTACCTGCTGCACTAATAGTTGCACTAGAAGTTTGAGTAAAAGTAACACGCTGTATAGTAGTTGAACCTAATCGTCTTGGGGACACAGCTGATACAGAAGTACCTGCTGGAAATTGTGTAAAACTAGTTGCTACACGAGTACCAACTGTTCCGCTCGATGCGTTCCAGGATGGACTTGTAAAGAACAAATAGTTGGTGCCTGCATACGAAGCTGCCGAACCAGCTGCGGTAATAGTTATTGTAACGTTATTACCAGTTCCTGCTGGGCTAATAGAATTTCCGTTTGAACTCATAACAATTCTAGTATAAGACACTCCGCTAACTGTAGCGTATGATCTAGTAATAGATGATATAGTTTGATTTACTGTAACGTAAGTACTTGCACTTAATATATCACTCGACTGCATATAAGATACATCGTAATCTGCGTTAGTTATTAAGAAATCATTTCTTGTTGTTGAAACTGCACTGGCGTAGGCTGTAGAAATGCTGCTAGTAACTGTAACGTTTACATTAGTATTAAGTGTACTTGAATTATTAGCAGGGGCACTCATTATAATTCGAGTATATGCAGAACCTAAATATGCTCTTGTAATAGAAGTTATTGATTGTCCGCCAGTGATAAAATTAGGTGCTGCTGCTAATGTATCACCAACCCTTAACGGTGTAGTTGTTAATAATGTATCATATTGTGTATTGGTAATATAAAAATCTGTTCTGCTGATGCTTAGAGCTATACCAGAAGTCTGCCCTGTTAGACCAGTTGGTTGAGCAATAGCAGCAATAGTGTTTTGTACAGTTGAAAAACTTCTAGCAGCGACTGTTGTAGTCAATGCTCCTTGAACAGTAGCGGTAGTTGTATACGGTGCAACACCTCCCCAATTAATAGAACCACCAAGTGCAATTTGTGCAAAACTTGGTTGTCCGCCAGATGCACCTGATGATAGTCCAGTCCAGGTAATCTTAGCAGGATCTGTAGGATAATTTTTAGGATTTAATACTCCTTCAACAACAATAGCTCCAGATCCTGAGTCGGCAGTAATAGCAATCTGATTTAATAATAATTGTGCTCTATTTAGAAGGTCTCTTTCTCCAAGGTCTCCTACAATAGCATTTGATACCGATGGTGCTAGTCTAATAGCAAATGCAGTCTGTTTGGCTGTAGAAATACTCAGACCAGTTGCTGCATAGTTAAAGATATAGCCTCGATCACTGTCAAACATACCGTCGGTTAACAGAGCAGAACCCCAGTGACTAATAGTTGGTGTTGTTGTGCAACTAATTAACTGAACACCGGAATTGGCTGGGTGTGCCTGATTTGGCCCGCCACTCATTGTTCTGTTTACACCTGCAATAAATGTTAAGAACGAAGCAGCTCTGGTACAGCCAACCAATGAATTACCACTTTTACCAGAATATGAAATTACTTCATTGTCGATATAGATTGTTCCAGAATTAGGAAATCTGCTGGCATCAGTTAGAGGTATTGTCTGAGCAGTTGATGTTATAGCGGCAGCTAATTTATTAACCGCTGATCTATTTTCAACTTCGTAACGCACAGGCAAGTTAGCAGTACGCATATATGCTTCTGTGTTTACGTTAGAGTTTCTCATTCTGTGTAAAAATATAAATTTACCATCTGATCCTCTAAGCATAAATTCAGCAAAACCAGCAGCATACCAAGAGTATTGCATACCTAACATCTGCATACGCCAAGGTAAAATGTTATATCCGCTAGGACCTGTTCCGTCTAATCGATCTATATTCCATTCACTTTGAGGAATATATAAATCTTGCGTCACGCATAATTTTGCACCAGTTATAGTTGTGGCGCCTCGCCAATCTGGTGATACAGTCATAGAAGTTTGGCTAGCGATAGATGTAACAATATGACTCATACCCCTCAATACAACTTTATCCCCAACTTTTAACTGATCCTGGAATCTAGTACCGGTTCCAGTTATTAAGTTACTGTCTACACTAATCCCTACAGTTCCTGTTAATTGATTAGTACTTGATCTACGTACAACTGCCATTTCTCGACCATCGTATTGATAAAATAGTCCATTCTGCTCATCAAATGCACCAATTCTAACAGTACTGCCGTGCCAGCGTTTCATAATAACCTTGGCTTCTGGGCCTAGTGATCCTGTTGTAGAACTTAGTACGGCACCTGCTCGAACACGGAATCTTCTTGCATCAATGATACTTTCTACAATATAATCGCCATTGTATTCAAAAGATACCATTCCAATAATTTCAATTTCTGCGCCTGCTTGTAATCCATGATCTGTATCATCGCAGGTAAATGTAATTAAACTATTTTCTGTAGTACCGTCGGCAGTTGCACTTGATAAGTTATAACTTGGAGCAAATAGGCCGCCGGTGGTGTACATAATGCCTTTACCAGATTGGTAACGAATGTATTTTTTACTTTGACGAATTGCCTGTGCACCGTGACTTGGATTACCAGTACCTAGCTGAACGCCGCCGTCAAATGGTCTATGAGTAAAATATGCATCAGGTCTTGCATATACAACACCTGCCAAAGGAACAGACGAAGTATCAATCGTTCCTGTAGTTCTTGCTGGTAGTCTTACAGAAGTTGGTGTTGGAACAGAAACAATAACGTGAGGTCCTGTGGCAATTTGATGGTTTGCTGAAGTTAACACAATACTCTGAGCCGTTGTTCCGTTGGCTGTTGAAACAAATATTCCTAAACCTTGGTAAGACAGATATGCCATTCCTGCCCAGGTTGCTGAGGCCGATGCTGTTCTAGATGTCCACGATCCAGTTTCGCCTGTGAATGAAGTAAGAATCGTTGTAGATCCAGAAGCCTGGAGAACAAAGTTATCGTCACCGAAGACCATATTGGTCCAGGTTGCAGTAGCTGGTAATGTTACAGAAGTCCAAGAAGTACCATTAGTCGAGTATGCTGCTGCTGTGCCACCGCTTGCCACAGCAAGGAATCGATTGTAACCATAGGCTAAGGTATTCCAAGTACCAGAACTTGGCAATGCTCCTGTAGCCGTCCAGCTTATTCCATTGTCTGCAGAATATGCTGCTGCTGTTCCGCCAGTGGCAACAACAACAAAATATGTTGATGAACCAATGAGTCCAGCAGCAATCTTTGACCAAGTGGTAGACGATGGAAGTGCTCCACCGGCGACCCAAGTTTGTCCATCTAGAGAATAAGCTGTAGCAGTTCCTCCTGATACGTGTGCAACAAACACACCATTAGAGAATGTTATACTCTGCCAAGTTCCGGAACTTGGTAGTGTTGTAGATGTCCAAGTTCCGCCTCCGTTTGTTGAATATGCAGAAGTAGTTCCAGAGTTTCCAATTGCAAGGAAATAATCAACCGATCCAATAGTTCCTGCAGCAATGCCAACCCAGGTAGTTGATGTAGGTAGGGTGCCTCCTGCCAACCAAGTTTGTCCATCAATAGAATATGCAGATGCTGTGCCGGCACCGCCTACAGCAACAAATCTACCATTGAGTCCTGCAACAGAATTCCATCCGGTAAGGCTTGTTGGCAACGATCTTGCTGTGGCCGCAAATCCCGGAGCTGGTTGAGAAGAAATGCTAGTTAAAACTGTTGTTCCTGGTACTAGTCCGTGGTTACTTGTAAAATCAATTTGAATAGTTGCAATAGCACCAACGTTTAAAGATGTTCCGTCAGTAATTTCGCCTGTGATAGGTTCACTAACGGTTAATGTTGGATATATTGAAATAGTATCGCCGGCAAACGGAGTTCCTGATGCTGTTACTGTTGTAATTGCACCGCTAGATATTCCTGTGACTAATAGTGTACAGTCGTTGTCTGGTGTGATTCCGTCTAGATTATTTCCAGCAATTATTATTCTATTTCCAATTGCATAATCAGTTCCTTCGGATCCACTTACAATGGTTGCAGAATAGACTCCGTCGGTTCTTGTGACATCAAATACTGCGCCTGATCCGATAACTGCAATGTTAGAAGAACTAATGCCTGTATAGGCAGCATCGCCCGAATCACCTACTGGAGATCCGCTGATTGTGTAATCTACAATTGCTCCAGCAGTAACTCCGTCAACTTGAAGAGTAATATCATTTGCAGGTGATGCACCACCAAATGAAGTTCCGGCCCAAGTTACAGTATCGCCCGGGGCAAAACTTGCTCCACCATCGGCTAATGTTATGTTGTATGCTCCGGTACCGCCGGTTCTTACTACAGTAATTCTAGCACCTGTTCCAGCGCCTGTTGTAGTAGATTGAAGTACACTCGTATATGTTGCTCCACCGGAAATTGCTGTACCAGAAAAACTAAATGTAGCAATTGCATCACCAGTTAATGTGTCTACAACAATAGTAATATCATTGGTTGAGTCTCCGCCTAAGCTGCTACCGCTAATTAATAATCTATCACCAATTGCATAACCAGACCCGGCATTGTTGACAGTAACGATAAGGTATGTTCCAGCAGATCTAGACACATCAAATGTTGCACTAGTACCAACCTGGGCAACATTTGACCCGGTTTGATTTGTAATTACCGCATTAGCACCAACCAGTACTGCGCCAACTGTCCCGTTTAAATTTATTAAAGAACCATCTAAAGATGTTACAAATACAGAATCCCCAGCGTTGGAAATTGCCATCCCCTGTTGAATTCCTACAGGATTAGTTACTGTGAAATTTATGTCGTCAGCAGCAGTTGTATCTTTAATTGTTGCTACTATAGTTCCAGAACCAACAACACCTGCAACTGATGTTCCTTGACTAATATATGGAGATCCAGAAATTGGTGATCCAATAGTTGGACTAGTACCATCAAATGCTATCTGTGTCGATGAAGCCGGTGTATTAAATTTTGAAATTACGGTTAAATTGTTTCCGTTACTGTAAACAGAAAATGTTGGTTGCCCAATACTTGCTCCAGTATAAAAACCAGCTTGTCTTATTTGAATAAAGGATGTATATAAACTTTCTCCGTTTACTGTTCCCACTTTAGCAGAAGAATAATATGTAAACGAAACTGAACTTGGAATACTATAAATTAAAAACGATCCTTCTGCTCTTCCAAACCCATTTACTGAAGGATTTGTACCTTTGACTGTAATCGGTTGTCCAACGGTAAATCCGTGTGTTCCTGAAGTTGTGACAGTGATCAATGAAGATCCGAAATATCCTGTATTTGATGAAGCGTCAGTGGTGATAGCCACAACCGAAAGATCAGTTCCTGGAATTTCGTACACCGAAGGATATCCTCGAATCAACCCCAGGGCCTGCCACTTAGTAGGTTGTAGTCCATATTCAAAGTCAGCGTCGAGCATGGCCTGCGGTGCAGCAACACGCATACGCTCAATAGCATCAGTACCAAATTCCCAAGGACGGATCTGTTGACTTGGTTCTTCAACAAATATCTGTAAACTTGCAGAACTGCTGGTTTGACTTGTATCTACAGATAATTCAATGGTTGTAATAGTGTCAGTGATCATCCACCAAGTTTTAAAATCAACATCACTTAATAGTTGTCCGTCACCGCTTGATCTACCTTGTTTAAATGTACAAGTGATTGTATTTCCAGGATCTGCAAAGTTGTAAAGGATTTCTCCTGTATCAGTATTTGTGATTAATAATATTTCATTAGGTTCATATTTTCCTAATAATCTAATAGAACTTACACCGGGAAGTTTTGCAGGCATACTAGGTATGCCGTCACTGATAACTGTGCTGAACACCGACCACAAAGAAGTATTTCTTGCAGCCGCACCGGATTCTGCATTAGAGCCTACATATTTTGTTTGTGTTAGTCCGTTGCCGTATGAAGGAGTTACTGTTAAGTTAGTAAAAATAAAATTGTTAATAACATCTCTTAGGTACGCTTGTCCAGTAATCTCAGGACTAACATCTCCACGAATCTGTGGCTCACCGTCAATCCAAAAATAATCTGCTACTTGACGACATTTAACGTTTCCACCGTATCTTAAATCGTGAATGATAGCATCTAAAAAATATCCAACATCTCGTGTACATTTTGCTGAAGCATATGTGTAATCTACATACGGTGCAACATCGTTGGCTATCTGATCGTTAATAAACGCAACTACCTGTGCTTGTAAAAATGCTTTGTTAGCTGTCAATAATGCCACAGCATTTGGAAATAAGTTATCATCCTTACCTACACCTGGTTCAAATACATATTGTTTTATCTGTTTCTTTGCCATTTATTTTTTTCCTTATGCGCCAAACGCAATAGCAAATGCTGAAATTCTTGAATCAACATAATCTTTTCTTGTAGCGTGGTTTGGTTGAGTAGGTATTTCACTTAAATTTACACTTCCTAACACGTCAATACTTCCAGTAACATCTACATTTTGTGTAACGCTAACATTTCCTTGAACTGATAATTCTCCAGAACTATCACCTGGACCAATGTTTACTGATTTAAAATTTGCGTCGCCTGGGTCTTTCAAACCTATATCAATATTATCAATGGTGCCAACTGCGGCCACTGAATTGATAGTAACAACTCCGTTTACAATTTGAATGTATGGAGATGATCCTTGAGCAATGGTAAAATCGCCATCAATTTCTAAACCATCTAATACTCCTAACTGTGTTAGTGAGCTGTGTTTAATTTGATCGCCAAGGCTGACTACAGAGTCAGTGTTATCAATAATTAATACACCATTAACTGTAAATGTTGGTGCGACATCTAACTGACTTGTGAATAAAACTGCGCCGTTTACACGCAGGTCGCCAACTTCGTTGACGTAGAAACCGGGGCTTTTAAAACCGCTTTTTGACTCAAAAGGAATATAAGATACTGTCATTTAGATCTCCGCTATCACTCCAACTTCACCTTCTACAAAGACTATGTGTATTTATACGGGCTGAAAAGTTAATAGCTAACAAGATCATTAATAGTGTGATAGTAAGTTACGCTGTGTATTACTTTGGCGCCTTCTAACAATGTAGAATTGTCATAGGTGCTATCTTCTGGGCTGTTTGCTGGATTTATTAACACCTGTACTTTTGCTTCGTTAACCGCAGTGGATAATTCTATTAAGTTTTCACCTAAATTAGTTTTTCCATATACTGTAACGCTGGCTGTCTCTGGTCCTGCTACAACTAATGCTTTTACAATTTCTTTTCTAAAATTTCCCACATCTACAACTATCGTGTATTCTGCTGCCATAAAATCTCCCACATACCATTCGTCAAGAACAGTACCTGGAAAAACAGACATCCACGGGCCTTTATAGGCAAAATTCACGCCGTTTTGAATACGCAGGGTATTCTTAATTCCTTGGAAAAAGTATTTTGCAAAATTGATCATAGTTTAGTATTTATCGGAAAACAAAAAAGCCCTTTCGGGCTTTTTTAGTTATTCGGAATATGAACTAATTTTCCGTATTCTGGAAGAAATAGATATTCAATATCCGAATTTTGAAGTGTCCACACAGCATCGTCTAGGGTTTCAACTAACGGTTCTCCACCTAAATTAAAGCTGGTATTAAACAAGATAGGAACTCCTGTTTCTTCTTTAAATGCACTGATCAAATTATAGTAGTGTTCGTTCTGTTCTTTAGTAACAGTTTGAATACGACAAGTATGATCTTCGTGGATAATTGACGGAATCTTTTCCTCAATTCCGGGTTGACAATTTACAGCGTACATCATAAATGGGCTATCTTCCATTCCTCGTAGATCAAACCACTCGTGTACATCGTCTTGCAAAATACTTCCGGCAAATGGACGGAAATATTCACGATGCTTAACTGTATTCACAAAATCTTTACCGTCTTTGAACGTAGGGTCAAATAAAACCGAACGATTACCTAGAGCACGTGGACCGTTTTCTGAGCGGCCTTGGAACATTGTAACAATGTTTTTCTCTCTTAAGAGTTTAACAACATCTTTGTAAGTAGCATCAGTAACTGTTCCGCCTACAGAAGAAACTTTAGTTTCAATTTCTTCGTTGGTATAAGAATACGCAGGTCCAAGATACAGAGTGTCGTATTTTCTAACGGTAAAATCGTTATACATTCCGTGCCAGAACATTAATGCTGCACCAATGGCTGTACCTGCGTCATTTGAAATAGGTTCTACATAAAATTCAATACCTTCGTCTTTTAGATATTGCAGATAATAGTAGTTTGCAACACAGTTTAATCCGTAACCGCCTGACAATACAACCTGTTTCTTACCGCTTTTTTCAACAGCCAATCGAATTAATTTTAAAACTTGTTCCTGACTTTGTGTTTGAATAGCATATGCTAGGTCTCTACGACTTTGCATTTCAGTAACATCTTGTCCTTCTTGCGGAAGGTCTTCTAATGAGCTGAACAAGTTCATATTAACAATACTGCTCATTGGATATTTGGGAACAATTAAATTCCTATTTGATAGTGGGAAACTTCCACTTTCATCAAACAATGGGGGGATTTGATCGTTGGGTTTACCGTAGGGGAACAATCCCATGGTCTTACCTGCTTCGATAGCAGAGAAACCGCAGTATTCAGTTACACCTTCATAGACCTTAACAATGCCTGCACGATCAGTGAGTAATGCCTCGTGAGTTTGATTGTTTTCTCCTAGCGGTGCTGAATCAAAATCTGGAATATAAGAAGCAGGAATTGGTTCTCTAGTACCGTAGTGTTTTCTTAAAGTTTTAAATTCTGCAGGATATTCGCAGTCAACAATAGATTCAACTTCCCAAAACCATAGTTGTTGATTATCGTAGCTAAATGGAAAGAATGTTCCAGCACCGTCGACGATTAAGGATACAGCATCTTTAAATCCGCTTCTATAAAAAGCACAGGCAGCGTGAAGCTTATGATGCATATGGCTGAAATCAATTACCTGAGGGTGGCGCAAGGGAGTACTGGTTTTTCTATCAATTAAACCTAACTTACGAGCCATACCTGTGTAAATGTCGTCACCGGAGTAATCAATTTTACCAGCAGTTTCATACAAATTCTGTGTATGAGCAACAATAAGATAATCTAGTTTATCAGTATACTCTAGAATTTTTACCATCGAAGCAAGAGGGCCGCCGTCATACTTTTGGCGTGTTAGTCTTTCTTCTTCGACTGCAAATACAATCTCACCATCTTTTAGTAAACATATACCAGCATTATGTCCTCTGGTAATACCGGCAATCCATACTGGTTTTTTATTTGATTTTTTTACAGATGTAACACTCATTCTTTATTCCCCATTACGTGGTTAACTACTAGCGTAGTAATATCATCAGTCATAGTCATTAGTCTTTCATTTTTTCTATCAATTCTTTCGTCTAAGGTAATTCTAATAGGGCTGTATTCTCTTTCGACTTCTCCCATATCTAGAATATCTATTCCTTCAACATTTGGATAACTAACATTTATTGGATAGGTAGCGCCAGTTACAACAACTGCCTGTGTTCCTACTGAATATGCTAAATGTTGTCCTAGACTGTCGCAGCCTAAAAACGAATCTGCATACTTGATAATTGAAGCCCATACTCTAATATTAGTATTTTCCGGTGTTGCAACTTCATCTTTTAATTTTGCATCAGAAAAATCAACTTTAAACTCACTCATCAAAATTACAGCATATCCATTAGTCTGTAATTTTTTAATAATCTGTTTAACATCTTTAAGTTCAAAACTACGGCCAGTTTTATCAATTAATGTTTCGTCGACGTATTCAATACTGCGACCAAATGGCTGGAATACAACTAATTTTTCTTTTTTGAGTTTTTTCTTAACTTCATTTACTACATACCTGCCCTGCAATAGTTCGTCTTTAGATAAATTTAACGTAGGCTTAGGAAGGTCTCTAACTCCCTTGCCGTTCAATTCAATATCAAACGCCTGTGCAATAGAGCATTTTTGATTGTAGTATTCCCAAATTCTATAAGGTTCCGGAGTAGCAACATCCATATCTTTTAGTTTGTCTTGGAATAGGTTCTTGTGCCAAACATCGTATACTCGGTGATCTAATGTTGGATGGCCTTTAAACACATCTGTTCCACCTTCACATACAATAATGAAATCTTTGTCTCCGGATTCCTCTTCGTATTTTTCGAAAGCAGGAATAGAGCAAATCATACGGCCCGCGCCGCCGTTGATAAAAAATGCTTTTGATCTTGTCAATTTAAACTCCAATAAGAAAGGCCTTGTGTTGATTATATATCCTTACGGATACATTCACAAGGCCTTTTCTGGCTTTAAATTAATTTAGATTTGAATATTACCTAAATCTGGATGCTTTGGAAACGCAATTTTCCAGTGATCAACTCCCTTGTATTTTGTTGGAAGATCACGCAAAAATGTTTGATATTCTCGAGCTTCGGCAATGGTCTCGTCTGATAATCTAGAAAGATCACCGCTTAGTACACGATCATAGTATTCAACCTGCAATGAAATACCGTTCCAGAAATCTGCAGAATTAATTGGATGACCTATAAACTTTGGCTGAGTAAACACCTTAAGATTTTTGTCATATTTTAATTCGTTCAAAGCGTGGCAATGTTCAACGATTCCGTCTCCGTTTTTGTATTCATAGACCCACTTCTCACCCGTAGGCAACATTTCTTCATAATTGTCAACATCGCCGTGTGTGTAAAATCCTGTGAAATATGCAGCTTCCCAAGGATGGTCTTTTGCTGAAAATACAAAGAAATCGTAAGTTGGACCGTCGTCAACAATCGATGCTTCCAATTCTTCTTTATTATTGCTCATCCTTTCAACATTTAGACAAACACCAGTTTGTTCCCATTGTCTTACCAATAGAAATTCTGGTCCGTTATATACGCATTCAACTGTTTTCTTTTTAGCAGTTGTTTGCTTATATGGCTCATCTGGTAGTTGATGAGTAAATTTTACATTGATCATATTTTATTACCTCGGAATATAGTTAATTCTTACTAGACCGTAACCGCCTCTCCATCCAAAGTTACAGTGGTCGCCGCAAGGTGTTGGCATTGTACCGCCTGTACCTGTAGGCATCATTACTTGACAAGCCTGGAACTGATAGCAGCCGCAGCTTTTATCTGATGACCAGCAAGATGTTCTTGGAATACCTCTATGTGGTGTTCTAGAAAGAGCATTTACCATAAATTGGAATTGGTGGAAACCTGACCCGTTCCATTGAGAGAAATCAGAGTCTGTTTCAAAACCGTGTGTTACCACAGCACCGTCACAGGCAAACAAACCTGGCGGAATAGCCACGTGAGCCTGTGTTGAACAAGGGCAATTACTGTAGCAGGTCCAGAAAGTAGCACAACTAAATCCACCAAATTTATTAATGTCGCCGCCCCAGGCCTGAGCACATCCAGCAGCGCCTGTTGCTGTACCATAGTTACATACAATACCGCAGGTTCCGTTTGAATAGTTTGTAAAGCAGAATCCGCCACTCTGGAAACAGCACAATACCGCTGCCGATCCAGGAGCACAATACGCTGTGCCTCCTCGGCCACCTTGAGCACATATACATCCGTTTGTTGATGCTCCGGTATATTGGTTAATACCTGTCCAACAAACCTGTGTTGGATCAGAACATCCTTTAAAACAGAATGTTTCTGGGTTACCACAGCTAATTCCAGCAATACCGCAGATTGTACATCCAGCTACTACGCAGATGCATTTACGAGCCCAAGCTCCCGGGTTTCCAGGAAGACCAACTCCGCAGCATCTAATACCTGCTGAAGAGCCGCCAGCTCCCCAAACATCAATAATTACACGGCCTGTACCAGGTGCAACCCAACAAAAGTAGTTGCTAGGGGTAAATTGCATTCCATTATTGCTTGTATTGGAATAGGTAAAAACTTGTCCTTTTTCTAGGCCAATTTCGTCGGTGTCGATTTGATTTATTTTATTTTCGACTAAAGTTCTTAAAGTTGCCATATTAGTACGTATTGCCTCCATCTGTTGGGATGTAACGAATTCTTACGGCACCCATACCACCACGTCCACCGTGGTCTCGAACGTCACCGCACACGTTTGTAGGATAGCCCCCTTGTCCCATAGGCGCCATTGGAATACAACCGAATGCTTCATAGCATCCGCAGGCCACTGATCCGTCCCAGCAATGCGCTACTGCATTATGGCTTGGATGACGACTTAATGTTTGTACGCCTGCAATCTGTGCCATTAAACCGTTTCCTGAAACTCTTCCGCTTGGGGAATCTGTATCCATTGGGAATGTATATACTCCGCCTTCTGTGGAGTACTGCATAGCTGGAGTGTTATAATGATACAATAGTCTACAGTTGTTATTGTTTGCTGCGCAGTCAAAGTTTGATGTACAAGAAATTGTGCCGCAACAGTTTATGTCGCCACCAAAAGCACATACTGGGCCACCTGTGTTATAAGGCTGATAGAAATCGCTGCAATAGTTACATACTCTAGCACAGATCCACCAACCGCAAATTTCTTTGCCGCCGATTGTTTTTTGACAAAATCTTGTTCTAGCAAAACATTGCATAACACTCATACCACCGTCAATACACCAGAACACTCCAGACTTACCGCCTTGAGCGCACATACAACCTCTAGTTGAACCAGCAGGGCAACAAATGTTATGTGTACAGTCACTAGATCTTGGAGCCCAGTTGGATGCCTTAGAATCATTTTGACAAATATTTCCCCAGTTTTCTCCGTTGCCCCAGCCCCAAGGATTGTTACCTTTCCAAGATGCTGAAGACATTGTTGGATTCATTCCACCGTTGTATATAGGTGTTGGAGAACATCCAAACCAGCAAATACATACAGCTTCTGAATAACCTCTACAGTAAGCAGGTGTATCACCGCAGGCTCTTCCAATAAATCCACAGACATAATTTGATGGGCATACGCAGATACATTTTTTTGCATATGCACCAGGGTTTGGTGGTACTGACATACCGCAGCAACAGCCACGTCCCATACTACCACCAGCACCCCAAATTTCAATAACTGCCAGTCCGCAGCCCGGTGGCTTCCAACAGAAACCGTTACACAGACCTGTGTATTCGTTTCCGTCTCCGTATACCCAAATACGGCCCTTTTCTAGCTGATCTTCCCAGGCTAGTTCTCTGTTGCCTAATAATTGACTCAATAGGGCCATTAAAATTCTCCCAATTTTACGTGAATTTGATCTTCGTTAACGTTAGTGCCTCTATATGTGATACGAATTGCACCGTGACCGCCTCGACGACCAGAATCTCTAACATCTGGACAAGGAGTAGCAGCAGTACCTGGCATACCATATGGCATATAATTCATACAAGCGTGGTGCTCATAGCAGGTACAGAACGCTGTTGATCTCCAGCAGGTTGTCCAAGGTTGGCCTCCTGTTGGTGATTTAGATGTATAGTTAATCATCATACCTGCACCAGCCATACCTGATCCTGCCCAACGATCTGGGCCCATATCATTAGGCCAACTAAAACTCATATATCCGCCGTCTTCTGACCAAGTTCCGGCAGGATATGGTAATCTTTGAATAAAGTTACAAATACAGAACATTTGTCCGCCACGGAATTCCATAATACCAATACAGCCACAGCAGTTTTTATCTCCGCCGTAGGCACAGGCAATAAACAAACCTGGACAATAGTTACAGATAATTCCACAGCTATTGCAGATTAATGTTCCGCAGTATCCTGTAGCATAGTAACAGCAGAATGGGCTCCAAGCACCGGTCCAACAGCAGGTTTTGCCGCCAGCGCCACCTTGTGCGCACATACATCCGTTAGTGTTACCACACAGATCTCTTGCTTTTTCCCAGACTACGCAAGTACCTTCTGAGCAGCCAGAGAATGAAAATCCTGAACCAGGGCCGTTACAAGCAACACCTGGTCTACCAAAAATAAACGAACAGCGATCTACTGCAATCGTTTTCTTAGAATATGCTCCGGCGTTTCCTGGAAGGCCTACTGAACAACAACAGTTACAAGAACCGGTACCGCCTGCACCCCATATTTCAATGGTAGCAGTACCACATCCTGGTGAATTCCAACACCACTGATGTTCAGTTCTGATACAGGCATACATTCCAGACCCACCAGAAACAGAATAAATCTTTCCTTTAGGCAGATTTTCCTGAAAGGCTGTAATCTGTCTAGTAGAAAGTAAATCGGAAAGTTTTCCCATATCTTTTATTTCCTATTATGGTCCAATGAATACCCAACCGTATGAACCGCCGCTGTAAATCATTGTAATTGCAGCATTATTCAAATTCAAAACTAAATCTTCTGCTAAGTTTTGAATTTTGCTACCGTTTCTACCAATGGTTACATTGTTTGTAGCAAAAATTCCAGCCACATCAATAATTTGAAGTGTGTCACCAACGCTAGGTGATGCTGGTAATGTAATTGTAAATGCAGCTGAAGTTGCATCTGCAAAAATTCTCGTTCCTGCGGTAACAGTTGCTGAGCTAGTTAGCGTTTGATTAACTACTGAATCTGTCCCGAACGATGATACTTGTCTTCCCATGTTTATCTACTCCCTTTTATACTGTAGAGGTTTCTATGCCAAATGCACTTACACTTACGCTAGCATTGCTGGCATAGACAACTAAAAGTTTACCTGTGTTCATCATAATTCCAGTTCTTTCTAGAACGCCATTTGGCCCAAGCTGTGCATCATATTCAATATATTCTGCGTTCGTAGGTGTTGATGAACTTGCTAGTGCAACTCTTACTGAAGCTGTGGTAGTTCCTCTGTTTACTATAAAAACTGATAATACAGTAAACGTAGTTGCTGGAACTGTATAAATGGTCGTATTTGTTGTAGCTGCTAAAGCTGCTTGACCTAAAATTCCTGTTGCCATTTATTAATTTCCCCGTTAATTGTTTAGTAAAAAGTAATTTAACACTAGCGCATCGCCTACAATACCGCCTTTGAAATTTACTTTTGTATTTATGTTAATCGCAACATTTGTAGTTGTTGCAATGGTTTGCCCTGCTATGTATATAACGCCCGCTGTTAGGGTGTTAACGTTCAAGCTGGAACCGCCGCCACCAATTTGGCTAGTAATATACGCTTTAATAGCACGTTGCGTTGGTACTACAGAGTCAGAATCTGCTGTAAAGAACGGATCTGTTGAGAATTCTGTAATTGTTGCACCTGATCCACCAAGTGCTACAGAACCCAAGCTCAATTCGTTCAATCCTGCAATGTTAAACGCATCAGCATTCAATGTAGCAATACCAGTTGCCTGTTCAACGTTGAACAATCCACCAACTCTAAAATTACCGTCTTGGTCAGTTGAAGTATAGAATACACGACCACCTTCTGATAATCTGTATTCTTGCGCTGGAACTGGATCAACTAATGGTAAACCAGGATAGTTAGAACTAATAATATTACCTGTACCGATATCTAACAAATCGTGACCTGTTAAACGAACCTGTGAATATCTACGTCTAATTGTGACCGCTGCTTCGTGCTCAGGTGCTTCCGCAGCACCTAGTGCTGGACTCAATTGTAGAGTAGCATTATAAGTTCCGTCACCATTTGGAATTAAACCAGTAACGTTAACTAATCTATACCATACATCGTCGATGCCTGCAATCTGTACGTTTGCACCTGCTTTTGGAACGCCGTCTAAATTTTTAAACGACACATATGTACTTACCTGATAGTTGTCAGCATAACCATTACCAGATATGTCTGCAGATGCTGCGGTATATCCAGTTCCTCTGTTTGTGAACATTGGTTGTGCAATAGCACCGTTGCCAACTCTAACAGTTGAAGTTGCATCTGAGCCTGTGTTATTAGGATCAGTGATAGTCATTGTTGGAGGTGTAACATAACCCGAACCTGGCTCAGTGATCCAAATTTCAGTAATTTGATTATCTGGAGAAACGTATGCTCTAGCTCTTGTTGTTGCACCTTGGCGAATATTTTGTACGCCAGCAGTACCTGTTGCAAGAACAACCCATCTTGGATCTGCATTATAATTACCGAGTGCAGATGCTACAAAGTCTCTGCTTGCTAAGAATGCCGATGTACCAGATCCTGTTGTTAGTACAACATTAGAACCTCCTTGTGTTGTTGACACAGTGAATTCAGTGCTGCTAGGAACGCTGGTAATATAATAGTAGCTTCCAGATATCAAACCGCCAAGTGTTGTTCCTGTAAACTTAACTTTATCTCCTGCACGTAAGTTTGTGGTAGAAGATGTTGTTACATAGTTTGTATTCAATACAAATGTAGCTTTAGATGCATATGTAGTACCAGTAGCAGCAGAAACTAATGTAGTTCCGCCGTAGGCTGCTGGTCCCCAGTTTCTGCTAGTTGCCTGTGCTGGTCCTTCGACCCAGGTAATACCATCTTCTGAGTATGCAGTTCTACTGCTACCGTAGGCAAATGCCACATATCCTGTACTTGCATACACAACCTTGTTCCAGTTTGCGGCGGCACCTGGCATTGTAGCTGCGGTCCAAGTTGTGCCGTTAGTACTGTATGCTGCCTTGGTAGTTGGTGTGCCGCTGCTACCTGCAACTGCAACAAACTTGCCATTACCAAATGTCACTGAAGACCAGTATGATGAACTTGGCAATGTGTTGCCTGAAGTCCAAGATACACCACCGTTGGTAGAATATGACGATGTTTGAGAACCAGTTGAATAACCAGATACTGTTACAATATAATTTGTTCCACCGATATTACCATAGGCAACACTGGACATTTCTGACGAACCGCTGGTTACAGCAGAGTTAGTCCAGGTAGTACCATCTGTTGAATAGTTAACCGCTGCTCCGTCACCTCTTAGAGCAATATATCTATCGCCTGCCCAAATTACCTGTTTCCAGTATGCGTTACCACTTAATGCATTAAGCTGTCCGGTCCAAGAAGTACCGTTCGATGAGTAAGCAATATTTCTTGTACCGCCGTTACCACCAATAATAGCAACATATTGATTCGTACCATTGTATGCAATACTTGTATATTCATATGTTGAGTTAACTGTTGGTAATGTGCTGTTTGTCCAAGATGTACCGTTTGTACTATACGCATATAAACCTGCTGAACCGCTGTAACCTACGGCATAGAAAGAAGAACCTGTATAAATTACATCAGTCCAAGTTCCAGAAGTCAATGCTGTTGATTCTGTAAATGCAGTAGAAATTTTATTTTTAGCAGTTGAAGTTGCATTTAATGAAGCAGTCGAGCCGTCTCTTAGTGTCCAGGTTACACCGTCTGGAGAAGTTGCTGAATATTCTCCTTTAGATGTTACGTAGAATACACCTTGACCGTAGTTGATGCTGCTCCACTCGTACAATCCTGGTAGGTTACTCTTGTACCAAGTTGCTCCGTTAAAGCTGTACGCTGCCATTGCAGAGCTATCTGAAATAGCAACAAAACGCCCGTTACCGTAGGCAATGTCAACCCAATTAGATTCGGTAGAATCGTCGTTGCTTGGTAATGTAGTTACTGTCCAAGCGGCACCTGATGCTGAATATGCAACAGAATTTGAGAAATTACCTTCAATTTCAACAAATCGTGATCCGCCATAGGCAATTGCAACAGCACCGTTAGCTATGGTGTTAATGCTCCATGAGGTTGCATTAGTAGATAATGCACGGAATGCGGATGATGAATCGCTTGCGGCAATTGCAACAAACGAACCATTTCCGTAGGCAACATCGCACCAATCAGCAACTTCGCTTAGGCTTGATGCTGTCCAGTTAATACCGTCTCTAGAATATGCACCGGTAGCAGATGCTTTTGCAACAGCTACGTAAAAACTAACACCGTTGATCGCTCCATAGGCAATTGACGACCATTGATTATTTGGTTCACCGCCGCCGCCGCTGGCCGCAGTTGGCATTGTTACAGATGTCCAAGTTACGCCGTCTAAGGAGTAAGCAGCAACACCAGTACCAACTGCAACATATTTGTCGCTAATTGCAGTACCGCTGGATGTGATATACGAAATAGAGCCGCTTGGGCTGTTTACTGTTTCAACAGTGATTGTAACATCGTTTGCTGGAGAAGTTCCGCCGAGTAGGGCTCCGGAAATTGTTAAAGTATCTCCGGCAGTATACAATGCTCCTGGTACTACCAATTCTACTGTATAAACACCTCTTCTTCTTGAAACATCAAATGTTGCTAAACTTCCAGTTCCGCCAGTTGCAGATAAACCAGTATATGCGCCATATCCGTCACCGTAGACAACATCTGCCCAGGCTGCGCTTGTAGTAATGTCTGCTACAGTTTTTGTAAATGGAGGAGCAGTAAATGTCAATCTTGGAGTAATAACATAAGAACTTGTAACGTCTAATGCTGCTTCAATTGGAGTTCCGGCAACAATATGCTCCCAACCAGCTGTTCCTGTAGATGGTTTATAGATTGTTGCTATTTTAGAACCTGCACTATATGTATTAATATAACCGTATTGTCCAGCACCTGTACCAGCAATAATATCAATTCTCATTCCTACATATGCTGCACTCGATGAAGTATCAGCAGCAGCTAGTGTAATTTGAGTTGTGTTTCCGTCTTGTGCTAGGTTTGCGGCAGTTACATAACCCACGCCACCAATGCCCGAACTATCGCCCGGATCGGTTAAACGAACATTGAATACTGCGCCATCTCTAAATTCATTTGCTACAGTAGTAACACCGTAACCAGCACCAGATGTTGTAAATGTTGCTTCAGTATAGTCTGTACCAGCATTGCCAAACTCATATGCTAATATTTGTTGTCCGTCAGTTAATACACTTCTAACGTTGGCTTCAGATGCACGGTTGTTAATTTGTCCTAATACTGGAACTTCTGTAACGTCAACACCTTCTGCCACAGAACCAAAGTCTCCGTAGGAGTTGTTACCGTTTGTAGCACGGATCTTACCACCGTTTTCTGCTAGATATCCAACGTGTGAGTAGTATGTGAACACAGAAACAAGTTCTGCACGTCCTAGGTTAGTTACCCACGCACCAATACCTCCAGAGATAACCTGTGTAAAGTCGTTGGAAACGATAGAATCAACTCCGCCAGCGTGTAGTGATCCGTCAATCTTTTGACCTGTTGCTCCTGTACCAAAAGTTGTTACGTTTTGTACATATGTAGATCTTGTGGTTACCCATACACGATCGTCATTTGGACCCCAACCTGGATCTAGAGAAACATAAGCACCAGCTACTGGTCTGCGAGTACCAAATTCGTTGGCTTCGTATAGACCGTCTGGATAACTTCCTGCACCGGAAATATTACCGTCCGAACTACCGTCTAAACCAAATAATGTTTGATTACGGATTCCGCAACCGTTTCTTACATAGAACATCCATTCTAATCTAGAACCTGTTAATGCACTTCTGTAGTAACGTGCTGCTCTTGTAGAGTTGTAGTTACCTGTGTACATCAAATCTTGAGAAATTGCTGTGATGTAGTTTCTTACATCATTCTCACAAGATGCCTGATTGTATGAATACTTAACAGTCATTGTGCCAGTTGCTGTTGATAAGTCAACTGGAGTAGTACTGTCTAATGAAGTAGATACTTTAAATGTTGTAGCTGTTAATCCGCTAGCTAATACATAGTAAGTTGTCGAAGTTGTAACTCCACCAAATGTTGTACCTGTGAATACTACAGCATCACCTGCAACCATCCAAGTTTGAGAACTGCACGTAAATGTATCAGTTCCTCCGGTAGATGCTGTTACAGTTGCCTTGAATGTATTAGCAATGTATGCGGTAGCTTCTGCAACCATGAATTCTTTGTTAAGTTCGAGAATTTTTCCGCCGTTGATAACATTAACATCAGTGTTTGGAAGATTTGTTCCAATAATAATTGGTGATGTTCCAGTATTAGCATAATTGATAATATCTGTCCACAATAGATCGGCTTGAACCACAGCTCCGCTGGCTGCTGCAAATGATGCTTTCTTAGAAATAAAATCAATAATTGCTAGAGTTTCTGTTTTCTGAGATGTTAGAACAATACCTGTGCTTTCTAGACCTCTATAGTAGGCCATGCCGTTCTGAATAGATAAGAAGTTCGAACCAAACATCAAATCATAGCCAAGAGCATCAATCATATAACCAACGTCACGAGAACAAGTTGTTGTGTTAAAGTTTAGAGTTGGATATTCTCTCTTGATATATTGAACTGCATCTGCTTGAATGCTTGACTTTGCGGCATCTAAGACTGTTTTTGCAGTTACTAATGCTGTTGCTACCCAGGCGGTGCTTGGAGCGATTGTTGTAGGCTCAGTACCAGTATTGATAGTGTCGTACATTTCTTGGATGCGAGCCTGTGCAAATTGTGCAGCAGCTAAAGATCCTGGTGTACCGCTAACATCTTGTGTTAAACCAGTAGTCTTTGTCCATCCTGCGGTATTACCTTGTGCAATATTGTCAATAATATCTTTGATGCGTAGTTGAACAGCTAGGGCTTGAGATTTCTCTCCAGTTTCAACAAACACGCCATTACTGTAGTAAGAACGTGCTGCAATTTGAGTTGCAAGGTTTCCGCCGTAGGTTAAGTCGTAGACCAATGCATCAACAATATAACCAACGTCACGCTCGCATTTTGTTTGTCCAGTTCCGCCATATACGAATCCAACAAACGGGCTAATGTTTCCAGAAATTTGTGCGTTAATCCATGCACTAACTTCAGATACTAAGAATGCCTTGTTTGCAAGAATTAATCTTCTTGCATTAAAGTAGCCTGTGTCATAACCTGTTGGATCTGGATATACATAGGCATTGGCAGATCCTAATCCGTTAGCAACAATGTCTTTAATTTCAGCAGCGTTTGCAATTACTGAACTAACTGCTGTAGTGCTACCTGTGCTACCTGCAAGTTGTGCGGTAGTAATTTGAGTTTCAGTATTTCCAGTTGTTGGAGTAACAGAAACGTTAGTAATAATTTCGTCTGTAATAGCTTGTAGACGTGTTAATGTTGCAATTGTTTTTGCTTTGTCGTTTGTAGGAATAATCTTTCCACGAGGACTAATTCTTGCAGAACGTAGTTCGTCACCAACAATGGCTGTATTTGCCGGTACGTGCATTGGAAGAACTTCATAGTACTCACCAGTTTTTACGTTAACTGTATAATTTGGAAGGTCCTCTAACGGCATTCCGGCAGTTGTACCTGCGGTAACTGCATCTGTAATAATTGCTGCTAGGCTTACACAAACATCTTCTGCATCAGTTTCTGCTGTGTAGCTAGTATCGATGATCTGTTTTGTCTTAGAAGAAACACCGTTTAATGTTTGGTAGTTTGCCGCTGGTGCTGTATTTGCTAAAACGCTTTGTAATACAGTAACACCGTAGTTGATTGCAGCAACTAATTGATCGTCTTCGTCTTGAATTGCAGTGATCAATGCTGTTCCTGCTGCGTTGAAGTAAGATTCAGTTGCTTCGCGAGTTTTTACGTTACCAGTATGTGTTAGGTCATAGATAATTGCGTCTACAATTAATCCCATATCACGTTCACATAGTGCATCGTTATCGTTGGTAAATCCAACCCAAATACCTGTTGGATGTGCAATCTGATATTTCACCCATTCAGCAATTTCACGTTGAATGAATGTTCTATTCATTTTTAATAGATATGCTGCGTTAGGATACTCTGTTCCTGCTTCTACTTGTTCAAGAGCATAGCGAACGCTAGCCCAAGGTTTATCTAAAGTTGTTCCGTATGTTGGCGCAGGAGAATTTGTACCGCCTGGTGCAACATAGAATACATTTTTAACTTGGCCAAAATATTTCCAAGTTGGAAGTCCTGAATTAACTGTTAATACTTGTCCTTCATCACCGACTGGCAAACGTGTTGGTCCAGCGCCGGAGTAGTAAACTAAATCACCGATTGATGTTAAAACACTTTCTTCATTACCAGCTGTTAATAGATTCCAATATGTGCCGGTGATATCATTATCTGGTCGATCAGATCCTGTAGTAGCGGTGTGCGCTTGAACGCAAATATAGCTGTTTGGTCCGTACTTAACAGCGTCACCAAGTACGTATACAGAGCCATTTAGCCAGTTTCCAGACCAATTAATACCTTCATTTAATTTTGACCAATATGATCCGTTTGGTGGTTTATGATTTGTACCATCTGCTGTAGCAACATAGGTGTAGCCGCCTAGTCTAACAATTTGTCCTACGCGATATGCAGTACCAGCATCCCAGTCACCAATTAACGTAAATCCGGTTGTGAATAAATCGTAATTTGTTGAATCATTAGATGGTGTGTCTGATGCTACTAAAGAATTCTTAACAATGTAAGTGTTTCCACCGTATTTTACTATGTCGCCTGGTTGATACTCAGTTGTCGATGCCCATTCACCTTTGAAGGAAACACCTTCGACAAATTGATTCCAGTTTGAGTTATCTGTTACAAAGTTTGCTGATGTGTGGTCTGTAACACAGATCCATAATCCGCCGCTAGATTTAACTACATCGTTGACTTTGTATCGAACAGCAGATAACCAATCACCTTTATATTCGATGCCTCTGTTAAAATAGTCCCACTTGCCTTGATCGTTTTCTAGTCCTAATGAAACTGTAGCAGCTGATGTGTGGCCTTCATTACAAACGTATGTTGTTCCGCCATATTTGACAATGTCACCAATTTTATATTTTTCGTTGGTGCTCCAATCGCCCTTCCAGTCGTTGCCTTTGGTAAAGACATCCCATTTTCCTAAGTCAACTTCTAACCCGTCAGTGGTTGTTGAAGCCGATGTATGTGCTGTATTACATAGGTAAACATATCCGCCGTATTTTACTAGGTCATTAACTTTATAAACAGTATTTGTATCCCAAGATCCTGTCCAATCAAAACTTTCCGCAAATAAATCCCAATCACTTTGGTTAGTTTCTAATACAGAGCTTGAAGTATGGCCGTTGTTACAAATATAAACATATCCGCCGTATTTTACAATATCGTTTTGTTTATAAAGTGTAGTTGCTGTCCAATCACCTTTCCAAGATTGTCCATCGCTAAATTGGTTCCAACGTGCTGGAATATTTTCTAAATCTGTATAAAAATCTGCATCTGCGGTGTGACCAATAACGCACACGTAGGTCTTACCACCGTAAGCCACGATATCATCTTTGTAGTACGAAGTACCGGTTGCCCAGTTGTCTTTCCATACAAATTTAATTCTACCTAGTTTAAATTCAGCCATTTATAGCTCCATATTATTCTTAATCATATTTATCTAAAAAAATTATCTCACGATTTTGTAAAATAATTCAATGCAAGTAACGTACCGTCTACTCCTCCGGTAAAGTTTACCTGGCTACCAAATATTAACTCATCTCCGCTGGTTGTAGATATTAGGTCTGGACCAATAGTTACAACACCTGCAGTCAACGATCCAGTGGTAGCATCTGAACCACCTCCTGAAACTCTTGCAGTCAAGTATGCTTTAATTGCTCTCTGTGTAGGAACAATGTTATTACTGTCAGCGATAAAAGTTCTGTCTGTTGAGAATTCTCTAATAACTGTTCCAGAACCGCCTACAGAAACTCCACCTATTCTAATTTCTTCTAGACCTTCTAACTGGAAGAATTGTGCGTTTAATGTTACAGTACCTGTAGATTGTTCAACAGCAAATAATTCTCCGCAACGGAAATTACCTTCTTCGTCAGTTGATGTATAGAATACACGACCTCCGTTGGCTTCATATACCTGGTTTTCAGGAGATATTACTGACCCGTTTGGATTTAGTGTATCTGGATAATTTGTTTGATAGTAGTTTCCTAGACCAATTTCTAAGAAATCGTGACCTGTTATGCGGCATTGTGAATACAATTGTCTAATTGTTACACCGGTACCGTGTTCAGGACTTTCTTCTCTACCTAAATCTTTAGCAATTTCTAATTGTGCTGTATAATTTCCGGTAGATCCTCCTAACACAACAGCTCTCAACAGTTTATATGTGTAGTCGTTAATACCTGAAATATTAACGTTATCGCCCGGGCTTGGAATTCTATCTAATCCCTGTACAACTAGATATCCGCCTATTTGATATTCATCTTTGTATCCGTCGCCAGAGACTGATACTCGTGTACTGGTTGTTTCGTATCCTTCACCTGCATTTAGAATGGTTGGGTTTCCTAAAACTCCGTTGCCTGTTCTTACCTGTACAAATACATCTGTGTCTGCATTTGGATCAACAATAGTCATAACCGGAGCAGAAGTATAACCACTACCTGGTTCCCAAATTGTTAATGCAGTCATTCTTCCGGCTACCACATATGCTCGTGCTCTAGCTGTGGCTCCTGTCTGTACAGATCTAACAATTGTAGAGTTTGCTGTAAGTCCTGCTAATACTAACCACTTTCCTGGTTTTGTATTTGCGCTATAGGTTACAGAACACCACGGAGATGAAGTTCCTAATGATTGGTAATTCCACAATACACCGTCTCTAGACGTTGCACATACTGTAGTTCCGTTAGCGACTGCAAAGAATATGCCCTGAGCATATGTAATTTCTCTCCAATCTTGTGCTTGAATAGTTTTTTCTGTCCAGGTAATACCATCCCAACTTATAGAAACTTCAGTTGCACCGGCATATCCTCCAGACAATGCAACAAATCTTCCGTTACCGTAGGCTAAAGAATAACTTCCCTGAGTGATTGAACCTAAGGTCCAGGTAATTGCATCAGAACTGTATGCTACTGCTGCTGAAGTAGAATCACTTAATGCTGTAGTCACATACTTGCCCTTACCATAGGCTACAGAATTCCAGTCAGCGCCTTCAGGAAGAGTAGATGCTATCCAAACCGATCCGTTTGTACTATAAGCAGCCTTAGTGCCACCGCTTGCTACAGCTACCCATTTTCCGTTACCGTAGGTAACATCACGCCATTCAGCAGTCGAAGGCATAGTCATTGATGACCAATTAATTCCATCAGTTGACGAAGCTGCGCTGCCGTTTGAAGCAAATGCCATAAAAATACCATTTACATAACGAACTCGAGTCCACAATGCTGAGGAAGGTAATGTTGTAGTATCCCAGGTCACACCATTATCTGTGGTATATGCTACAGAATTTGTATCCAACGCTACAGTCACAGCAATTTCATCGCTGGCTGCAATGCTAGACCATTGTCTATTGGCTGGTAAAGTTTTAGCAGAACTACTAAAACCAGGACTACTCAAAGTTACTCTTGGTTCTATAAAATAATTTGTTGACTTATCTAGTGTAGGTTCGATGGCTCGACCTTCATCTAAATGTTCCCATCCTAATTGATGTAAGGTCATTGTGCCTACACCATTTACTAAATTAAATGTTGCTCCCGGACCTGCTGTGTCACTTATTGTAATCGATGTACTGCTAACAATAGTTTTTACATAATAAACAGTCAATGATTCAATATTTCCGTATGTAGTTCCAGTAAACATTATAGGATCATTAACAGATAATGCTGAAGTAGATCCTACAGTAACTCTCATTCCAGAGGATGATGTTCCAGTTACTGCAATAGAACTTGTTGATTCTTTAGCAATGTAAGCATATTTTCCAGTTTCGTCAAAGTCAGCAATATATCCATACTGTCCTGTGCCTGTTCCTCTTCCGATAACTAATCTTAGTCCTCTGTAGGCTTCAGCAGTTTCAATGTCTGAACCAGCTAACTGTATTGACACAGTATTTCCGCCTTGTGAAGAATTAGTAATAAATTTATATCCAAGGCCGCCTTCAGCAGACGAGTCTCCTGGATTAGCGATTCGAATTTCTTGTACACCGCCGTTTCTAAATTCATCAACTTCTACAGAAGCATTAATACCTGATCCAGTAATTGTAAATGTTCCGGCCGTGTATTCTACACCTGCATTACTAAAGAACATTTTTTGAAGACCACCTTCGTCGTTGATTAATGTTTGATAAACGTCTGCATCATAGTATCTATTGTTAACTGTTGCTGTAATAGGTGTTTCAGCAATATTATATCCTTCTGAAACTGCACCTAATACTCCGTATGAACAGTTGCCGTTAGCAGCTCGAATTTTTCCACCGTTGGTTGCTAGGTAACCAATATAATTATAATATGTAAACACTGAAATACATTCAGTTCTTCCTGTGCCGTTGGCCCATACACCGATACCATCGCTGATAACCTGTGTAAAGTCGTTGGAAACCATAGTTTGATTTCCGCCAGAGTGTAGGTTTCCGTCAATCTTAAATCCAATACAGCCAGTACCAAAGGTTGTGCAGTTTTGAATATACGGAGATCTTGTTCCTACCCAGGCCGATTCGTCTGAAGGACCGTATCCAGGATCTAAACTAACAAATGCACCAGCAGTTGGTCTGCTGGTTCCGTATACGTTAGGAGCACTTAGAGTTCCCTCTAATCCTCTCATGGTCATATTTCTAATACCGGCAGCGTCTCTGCAATAGAACATATTGCTGGCTTTATTGGCTGTAAAATCTGAACCGTTAATAAAGAATGTTGAAGCTTCTACTGTTTTATAATTTCCAACATACAAAATGTCGTATGCAAGAGCATCAATAATTCTTTCAATGTCAAAATCCCATCTATCAGGCAATGGCATTAATAGTGGATTAGTTTCTTGAACATATCCTGCAACCTGGGCTTTTATAAATTCATAATTGTTTTCAATCTGCGCATTTGCGTTTATATTTCCTGCCGCAGCAGATGGTGTATTTGTACTGCTTATCGATACATTATACTGCGTTTCAATTCTATTTTTCAACATTTCAATCAATGTTGTTAAAGAAACAATCTGTAAATTTTCTGCTGCTGATGCTGTAAAATCTTGAAATATATCTGTATTGTATAAAAGAACATCGGGTTGATCAACAATAGTTTCACCTACTGCTACACCTAATACAATTCTAGAAATTAAAGGTTGTAGATAATCTAATGCTGACAAGATTAAACTAATATAATCTGAACTAAACGGTGTGTCTGCTGGAAATACTGTCACAGATCTAATGTCATCACCAACTAGTGCTACATAAGGCTGTACTCTAATTGGTAATATTTCTGGATAGTCGCCTGTTCTAATAAAAATTGTAGAATGAATAGGAACATTTTCTGTAGCGTATCTGATGGATCTCCATGCGCTTTGAGGACTTGTTCCTCTGTTAGGGCCGTCTATCCCTTCTGGTGAAACAAAGAATACATTCTCTGAATTTAATAGATATTTCCAAGCTACTTCGCTGTTATATGCTGTAAGTGCTTGACCTTCTTGGTCTACTGGTAATGCTTTATAACCAATTGTACTTCCATCACCAGTGTCGCCAAATGTTCGAACATCGCCTACATTTTTTAATCTATTAATTCTATTACCGTCGGTAACTTTTTTCCAATATCTTCCTAGCAAAGAACTATCAACTAAGCCATCATCATCGGGTCTATTCCCATTATCAGAAATGTGTTTATCTAAACAGGTATATGTACTGGATACCCATACAACAGTATCTCCAGCAATATAAGTGGTATCAGGAGCCCATACTCCTCTCCACTTTATTCCTGTGGTTAATAAATCCCAGTATACAGAATTAGTTGTGCTGTTGTCGTCTAAAAAGTCTGGGTCTTGATTTGTATTATCTAACAAACAAGAATAAACATTTCCTCCACGTCTAACAACATCTCCTAATAGATATTGAGTTGCCTGGTTCCAATCGCCTCTCATTTTTAAACCAGTATATAATAATTCCCAGTTAAATGGTGAGAACGGAGGTTCTTGATTGGTGTGAATTCTTAGAGATTTATATAAATGACCACCATAACTTACAATATCACCTATTTGATATAATGTAGTTTCATCCCACTGAAGGTCATACTCGTTACCTGGACAGTATATGTCAAACTGTTCTGACCCAAACACAGATTCCGATGTGTGGAATGTGTTTGCAATATAAAGATATGCACCGTATTTTACAACATCATTAACTTTATAAATTGTAGAAGATTGCCAATCACCTTTGTACTCTGTTGACTGATGTAATAAAGTCCACTTTCCTTGATCTTTAGGTAATCCTAATGTGTCAGTTTCTGCAGAAACGTGAGGAATTTGACAAATGTAAACATTTCCGCCGTACTTTAAAATATCCCCAAATCTATATCTGGTATTTGTTGACCAACTATCTCTCCATGACTGAGAAATAACTACCTCTTCCCAAGATGATTGACTTGCTTCTAATCCTTCAACTATTGTTCCTGCTGAAGTATGAGACAGTACACATCTATAAACTTTTGCCCCATATATTACAATATCATTTATTCTATAATATGTACCAATAGACCAATTAGTTCTCCAGTTCGTAGACGAAATGTATGTTGTCCATTTTCCAGAATCAATTTCAAAACCAGATTCTAAATTTGCAGTTTCAAGTTCTGGAAATTTTGAGGTATGGGCTTCTGTACAAACGTAGGTTACGCCGCCAACGGAAACAATATCACCAACTTTATAATATACATCATTAGTCCACGCTCCTAGCCAACTTGTGCCGTCTGCTACTAATTCCCACTTTGGAGATAAAACAGGAGGTATATCGCTGTTATAATAATTTAAATCGTAATAAAAATCTGCGTTTGATGCATGAGATTCAATACAGTTATAAACTTTGCCGCCAAAACTTACAACATCATCTGGGTTATATTTGCTGTGAGCACTCCATACACCTCTCCAGGTATATTTAAATCTGCTTATTTTAAAATCTGCCATTTAATTATTCCTCTGATGAACCTTCGTCATATGTATAACCATTGTTTATTCTAGCAACTAATTGCCCCTCATCATCAATATAATAAAATATTGCTCTATCGTCCCAACGATATTGTTGATATTTTAAATTTTGATACTCAACATTGTGGTTTACATCAATGCCTTCGTAAAAGTCCACTCCAATTTCAAAACCATTAAAATTTTCTGTTTCGTCGCCGACTCTGTTAATTTCAATTGAATCGTTAGATCTCATTTGATCATTTCGTTGTAAAAATAAACTACCGTTTTCGTTTTTTCTAATACCGTAAAAAAATCTAGGAGTATCGCCTAATCTTGTTAACGGGTCTGTACCTAAATAATAATTTGAATTAGACATTATGATATCTCCACGTAACTTACAACCACTGAAATACTATCAGCCTGACTGCTGGTAATTCGTAATCCGCAAAATTCCGGCAATATTAATTTTTCACCGTTGGTTATTATTTTTGCAGAAGTATTTGGCGGTATAGTTAAACCTTTTATGTAATAAGCTGGTACGCTGTCTGAACCTGTTACAAACACATCAACATTAACTGTATCATAATCAGTAATATTTGCAATATTGCAGCCGATTACAGTTGCTCGAATACCTGCGTCAATAGTTAAAACATCGTTTGGTTCGGTCCCTAACGAATTGTGTGTAACATTTTTAAATAGTGTTGGCATTTTTTATCCTAGAGTTAATGCAAATGCAACAGAAATATCATTAGCCTGTGTTTCTGACACAGCTCCAGATGCACCTGCAGGACTAGCCCAAGAAACTCCGTCCCAAATTTCCAAAGCCTTTGAATTAGTATTATATCGTGTCATTCCGACAACCGCATAAGATGTTGGACGCTGCGCATCATTTCCTCTTGGCGGAACAAACCCATTGGTACCAACAATTTTAAGATAACCATTACCTGTATGGGTAATTGTTGTAACAGCACCGGATACTACGTTAGTAATAGAACTATCAATAATTTTAATATTACCAGTTCGTATACCTCCCGCAGCATTTCCTTCTAATCGCAAATCTGTACCAGTTGTGGTAGTAATTATGTTATCTTGAAAAATAACACTTCCTACTTCAAAATAAGGAAGGTTCATTGAAGTAGTATATAAATCTTTAGTGTAAACAGCTCTCCATCTTACTGAACTAGAACCAATATCATATGTAGCATCAGTTTGAGGAATAATATCACTAGTAACGCTGGCATTAAAAACAATGTTATCGGTTAGTGCGTCACCAATTTGAATGTTGCCGCCGATCACTACATTTCCAGAAGTATTAATATTTCCAGAAACATCAAGATTTCCTGTAATATTTGTACTTGCTGAAATATTAACTGTGCCGGTACCGTTTGGTGCTAGATCAATTGAACTGTTAGAAACAGTAGTAGAAATAGTATTTCCTTGTAATTGAAGATCATCAATTTGAAGTCTGCTGTGATAAACAGTTGCTTCGCCGGCAGCGGCTTGAAATACTATTGTGCTGGTATCGCTGGTAATTGTATTGCCAGTAAAGTGTAAATTACCGACATTAATTTGTGTGTCAACAGTATGATTTATACCGTGTATATTACCGTTGACATCTAGGTCTGTAGTGGGGGCTGCTGTACGTATCCCGATACGAGAGTTAACAACATCCAAATAGAGAAGATCAGTCTCAAAAGCTAAATCCACACCATCTCTGATGAGATTTGACTTTAAGAGCTGACCGGAAATACGACCAATAGCCATTAGCTCTCCTTAACAGACCCCGTGTTTCACGGTTAACCTAATTTGGACTAACGTCCGCAGCCTTATGGCTCTTTGCTGGTTTACCACAGTCGGATCTTGCAAAAGTTTTGGTCTACCTTTGCAATTAGTAGTATTTATACCAAATGGAGAATTAGCCGAGGACTAGGGTCCAAATGTTTCCAATATCGTACATAAGTTCTTGTGTAACTTCGATACCACCACCTGTTGCCACTGACCATACAGTACCATCAAAACATTCCAGGTACCCTCTTTCTGTGTTGTATCTAGTTTCACCTACTTCTGGACTTAAAGGACGTTCGCTATCGGATCCGTTAGGAACAACCATACCGTTTGTACCGGTAAACTGAATGTATCCTATTCCTGTAGACTGTAATAATAAAGGATTGTTTTCTGGATTTATTATAGCATTTTCGTTAAATGCAATTTTTTCTAAGTATGTGTCTGCTGAATCGGCGGTTATTATTAAATCTTCATTGGACTGTGTTGTTGTAATTGTAGTTGTAACACCGTTAATTTCTACTTGATCACTGATATAAGCATAAGACGTATGGATACCTAATCCTGAATTTCCTATCGAAGTCCAATCAGATTGATAAACTTTATCCCAACGCTTTGTAGGTTTCCCTAGATCATAAACTTCATTGTTACCTAAGACAATTGTTTGAGTAAAATCGGTATTAATACTAGCAGTATCAGTAGTTTGGTCACCGATAGTTAGAGTACCAATTCCTGTTAAATCTCCCTGTAACGTTATGTTCCCTGTTACAGTTAAATTTCCTGTAATGTTTGTGTCTGCAATAAAATTAACTTTGCCTGTTCCGTTAGGATCAAATACAATATTTGAATTGCTAATACTGCTAATTTGATTATCGTTGAATATTAAACTGCTGGTAGTTAATCTATCGTGAAAAATATCACTTCCGGCTATCATAACCTGTATGCCGCCAACTGAAGTTGTAAATGTATTTCCGTTATTAATTTTAAGATTTCCAGCAATTAACTGTGTATCAACAGTTAAATTATGGCTATGAATATCTCCGTCTACATCTAAGTCGTAGGCAGGCGGAGATTTTTTTATACTAACTCGTTTATTTGTAACGTCAAGGTATAATAAATCAGTTTCAACAGCGATGTCAATGCCGTTTCTTTGTAGGTTAGCGGTTAATAATTTTCCACTAATTCGGCCAAGCTGAGACGAATAATTAGGTTCACTACCGTAGGTGTTTGAACCTAATAGACCGTCATCATCGCCCAATATACCCATAATTTAGTCCTTAATCGTTACTAGCCATTTCAATAGCGTGTACACTTGTTACTACGCTATTAGTTAAACTTGTTGGTCGACAAGTAATTTCTATTCTGTTTGTTGTAGAATTCCACTGTCCGTCAAAAGTAGCAAGAGGAGTGGCACTTGAATATGTAACACCGTATGCAGTAACGTAAACAACGTCATTTACATATCCTCTTATAGCAATGATATCGCAGGCCTGTGTTTGCCAACTAAGTCCACCATCTTCATAGCCTTCTACCATAACAAATAATTTAATAGCGTGTTGATATTGACCTGTTGAAGTGTAGATAACTGTATCAACACCTGCTAGACAAGATGTTGAATCCTGGTGACTCTGTTTAACATCTCCAGGATAATTTACATTACCTAATGTATCAATACTAACTTCATATCCATCTTGAGAAATTGCAGCAGGAATTGCACCCGAAGCTGCAAAAGTAATAGTATCCGTTGATGAATCAGTTGTAATTGTTATTCCAGGACCTTCTACTAATGTCAGCGTATCACTCGAGCTATCTGCAATAACGTTTGATTGTCCTGCAACAACAATAGTTTTAAATGAATCTGATACTGCTCCAGAAACTATATTGTTTAATAGGTTAGAAGGAATAGTACAAAATACTGTTTTGCCGCCTTCTAGAAAATTAACTGGGAAATTGCCGTTTGAAGAACTGTATATAACGTCTCTTGATAAAGATTCTGTTCCGCTAGAATTAGTATATGTGCCTCTTCCTACTTCCCAATTGCCGGCAGCATCTTCAATTCCGTAATAACATTCATTTCCAGAACCAACTGCCGAAAACGATTGAAAACCGGGAATTACAGTTTCTAATGTTATTGTACCTGTGCCGGTACTATATGTTCTAACTTTAACCTTATCAGCAACAACCAGGGCCATTACATATCTCCAAATCGATATGTATATTTACCCGTTTTTGGTTTTAGTTAGCGAATCCAAAGTATACTGTTACGTATTTTCCTGTAGGAACTGGGCTTGTAAAAATAAGATATGCGTTTCCGCTACCACCGTAGTTTGAATTTAATGTAAAGTTAGTTGTAGAAATTTGAAATACATTTTCTACCAATACAATAATATTATCTGCTGAACTAGGAACAGCATATAATGGGCCAAAGTCTGTCTGTATATCGTCACCTGGGCCTAAAGTTTGTTTATAAATTGAAGATGCGCCCGGAGCTCTAATAACTTCCCAGGCATTGCCTACGTAGCCTTCTATTGAATTTGTTGTTGTGTTATATCTAATTGTACCGTTAGCATCTGTAGGCTGACGAACTCCTGTTAGCTGAGGACGCTGAGATTGTGTGCCCTTAGGTAACATTAGGCCACCGTGGCTATTCATTACTACGCGGCCGCCAGGACCGTTAGCATCTGGATAGGCTATTAATGTTCTATCGTTGATACTAAACTTAGAAATGTTTTTAGTCTTTAAGAATTTCATACTTCTAATGCGCTCACTGTTACAGACAATTTGCTTGCAGAACTAGTACCTACCCAAATTTCGTCGCCACTTTCTAATACAACTCTTTCTTCACTAAAAAATACAGTTTCGCCTGCTGGAACGGTTAGGTTGTTTACAATTAAATTTCCGTTAGTTGCAGATTTACCATTTCGAACCAAATAAACATTTACATTAACTGCATTTGTAGTTTCGTCGGCTGCGCTAGGTGCTGCTGTGTTACAAAATGCAATAGTAGTAATTGCATTAATTCTTCCAGTAGCTCCGCCGACACCAATTGCTGCACCAGTTGTTGAACTAGTAAAGACTTTTACGGGAGAAGTTACACTAATAGAATCAATTAATGCTATTGTGCCTTCCGGAGTTTCGTAATTTCTAATCATATTTTTCTCTTAAAATAACATACTGAACACAAGTGCTTTATTTTTACTTATTAACTCGCCATTTCTTTTCGAAGTTTGTGTACTGTCGTTGACAAACCAAATTCCAGAAGAACCTACGCCCGGACTAGCAGCGTAAATTAAATTGCTGTCTGAAACATACGCAGGTGTTACAGCAATTTTATCTAATTGAACAGCGTAGTTAGTTTGTAATTTACCAGTTCCTTGTGTTCTAACATATATATTCTCGTTGGTAATACCTGCTTTGGAAGTAATTTCTGTTCGAGAAGGGCCACTACCTAATTCTAAATTTCCTAATTCAACTCGATTAGTAAAAAACTGGCTTACTAGATAAGAATCTACAACAATAGAAACTGCACTTTCTCCAAACGTCGAATATCCAGTAGTGTTTGTAAAATATTCTAACGAACCTGCCTGAGTTGATATATTAGGTGTAATGTCTTTGTCAGAAATAATAACACTGGTATCTTGACTTTGAGGAGCAACAATCTGGAAGGTTGGGTTATTTAAAATTGCATTATCAACATATAACTTATTTGGAATATCATCGTCGTGTATAACGTGTTCCTCATATGTATCTGTTCCAAAAACGGATATTACTCCAGTTCCAGAACCAATCAATGTTAAGTCTCCGTATCGACCTTGACCTGAAAAATTTAAATTTTCAGTTTCATTATCTGTTAAAATTGTATTAACTTTAATACCAACTTCACTGTAGTTGAATGGGCCTGGAGAATCATTGGCTGCAAACAACCAAGTCTTTGATGATTCCTCAAATAACAACATTGCAGGAGTTAAATCACCCCTATCAATTTTTACTCCCGAATAACCTAAAGTTACTCCTGATCCTGTTTCTCCAGCATTTAGTGTTATAATATTGTCATTGATATCTAAATTTGTAGCAGCAACAGAAACTGTTTGACCTTCTACAACTAAGTCCCCTGTAACTATTACACTACCACCAGCAGAGGCTGGACCGGTGTCAAACTTTATTTTGGCACCGTCGGCAGTTTTAATGTTATAATCACCGTTTACACGGAGAAACTGTCCCATTGTTAATTCCTAAATTAAGTTGGTGTTAAGAAAATTTGATCGCCTGTAGAGTCTGCATAGTTGCCTAATCTCCAAGTATATCTTACACCGTTAAAGTCAATAGCTGTACGCTTTTGTAGTTTAGCAATTCTAACAGCACTTGCATCAGCGCCTGTTTCTAAATAACCTGTTAGGCGCATTTCTCCAGCAGCACTAGGTGTTCCGCTGACTAATTTGCAAATTGCTTGTGTGCTAGATGAAGTATCTTGAACTAGGTATCTCTTAGAACCTTTTTGCTTAACAATAAACACATCAGTTTGATTAGAACCAATGTATGCTTCGCAGCGAATACCTGCATCGCCTGTGTAGGTGCCAAATACCTTAACACCATTCTTATCTGATTTTACTGGACGTCCCATTTGTTTTCTCCTTGTGTTGACGTTCTAGGCCTACGCGGTGGGTGCCGCATAAATCACTTAGATACTTTATTTATCCAGCCAAACAAAAAGCCCCTTTCGGGGCTTTTTGAATACGTTGTATAATCTTTTTAAAGATTAAGCAAAACGTAGGTTTGCAGATGTAACATCAACAAGAGCCAAGTAGTCAGCAGCATTACCTAGAGATGATGCTGTGTTTGTTAACTCAACATAACCGTATCTGGTCATGAAAGAAACTACTGGTTCAAATGTAGATGGATCTAATACAACACCGCTGCTCATCAATGGAATGTATGGGCAGTAGAATGCTGCTGCGTCAGACTCGGAAGTACCTTTGTAACCAATCAATACTTTGTCGTCTTCTGCGTATGTGTTTACATACACTTTCATTGCGCTGTTCAATGTACCAACGAACTTGGTGTTTGTTGGAGCTTCGAAAGTGCCTTCTGTAGTGCGAGCAAAAGCAGAAGTTGTAGCAGACTGTAATAGTGTTAATACAGTTGGTGATACAACAGCCCAGTTACCTGCGCCACGACGTGTACGTTGTGCGATCAAGTTAGAAGCACGGTTGATTTGAACAGCTAGAGCAGCGTGTTCGTCACCAACGAATGTAGCTGTACCAGAAACTGCTGCTTGGTCGTATGTTAATACGGCTGTACCAGCTAGTGTCTTCAAGCTACGTAGAACTTCTTGATCAATCTCAGCTGTGATCTCTTGTGCAAGAGCAGCCATGATTTCTGCTTCGATGTCAATACCTTGTTGGGCTTGTGCATCTTGAGCAGCTTCAAATGTCCAGCGAGCAGACAACTTACGTGTCTTAGCTTCGACTGTTTGTTTCAAGATTTGAATGCTTAGTCTGTTACCTGCTACGCCTTCTAAAGCTGCTGTAGAAGCTGCCTTATCAGAACCAGATACACCAGAATAGCCTTCAGCAATCTTGAATGGGCTTAGTGCCTCATCGCCAGCTGTAGTGTTACCACCAGCAGAACCACTGAATGTGTCGCTGTAGCGAACACGTAGAGTATGGATCTGACCAACTGGGCCTGTCATTGGTTGTACACCAACTAGTTCATTAGCAATGACTGTTGGCATTACACGTCTGATCACAGGTAGGATCACACGATTTAGGGTTGCAACGTTACCGGCGGAAGTAGCACCAGCTGTAGCACTCTCTGCCAAATACTTGCGGGTATTCTCTAGAGTAGTTGCCATAACTGTACGCTTGTTACCTTGTAGGCCTTCTAATAGAGCCTCTTTAGTTTCCGACCAGCGTGACTCGAGTAGTTGTGACATATTTGTTCTCCTTAAACTTTAAGTCCCGCAAGCCTGCGGATGTCAAAAATTTCTGCGGTTTTTTCTTCTTTACCGCTAGATTGTGGTGCCTGTTTATCGCCTGTAATTTCTTTAGCCTCTGAGAGTACTTTCTTCGCCGGTGTACCGCCATTCATTACTGCTGGCATATACTTGTCGAAAGCTGTACGTAGCTTTTCAGTTTGAACTGATTCTAATAGACTGCTCATTACTTCACGCTTATCTCCAGTCAACGGGCCTAGCAATTCGCTCATAACTTCCTTGCGTTGGTTGTTTTCTTTGATAATACGTAGTTCACGTTCTTTGCTTTCTACTAGTGATTGTGCTTCTGCAACAACTTTTGCTGCTTCTTCTAGCTCTGCTTCTTTGGTAGCAACTACCTTTAGAAGTTTTGCTGTTTCAGATTTCTCATTTAGGTGAGATGCAGCATACTCGCTTGCGAAAGATTCAAAAATTCTGCGACCAAAGTCATTTCTACGAGCTGCATCAATGTCTTCACGTAGTTGAGACATTTCAGTGCGTAGACCGCCCTGAACTGTTTCTGCAACCATTGTAGAAGCTTTGCTAATAAATTCTTTCTTGAGAGATTCGAACTTAGCCTTAGACTCACGTACTAAACGTACTTTAGTTTCAGCTAGGTCTTTCTTATCTGTGTGGAATTCTGCGATTTCTTTCGCTAGAGCATCCACAATAAAAGATTCTAGTTTAGCAACATTGTTGGCAACTTGCTTACGATCTTCGTGTAGTTCTGCAAGTTCTTTCTTAAGATTTGAAAGAACAAATGATTCCATTGCTGCGGAATCGTCTTTCATCTTTTGAACATAACGAGCACGAGCTTCAATTAGACCTTGGCGATCTTCTGCAAGTTCGCCTAATTCTGCTTGTAAACGATCAGTTAGCATAGCTTCAACAGCTTCTACCATTGCTGATTTATCGTGTTCGTATTTTTGTGCAAATTCTTCACGTAGTGTAGCAGTGACTTGCTCACGGTTTTCTTGAATTCTGCTTTCCCAAGCAGTTTCAATTTCCGATTTGATTTCTTCGGAAATCACATTGTTTTCGAACAATTGTTTTACGATGTCTAGCATTGTGATTCTCCTACTGTTATTTGAGTCCAGCGATTATTCGCTTAAGACCCTCTGCTAAGTATTTTTGTGCCTGTGGGTCGCCTTTAACTTCTTGTGCAATTCTATAAGCCTGATAGCCACCTGTGTTATTCATTAGGTGTTCATAAACTGGTGTTGGATAAGCGCCTGGTGCGCTAGGTTGAGCAACAACGTCAACTGTAATAATTTCAAACCCGTTAACTTTTCCTTCGTTATCAACTTCACCTGATCCACGAGAGGAAACGCCAAGTTTAACTCCTGACTCCAACATTGTCTGTACTAATTGACCCATTGGAGTTGGGAGGATTTTAAGTTTTCCGTAGCCGTTAGGACCATCCATCCACATCTTGGTAATCATATGACTAACACGATCTAGATTGATTCTTAAATCCTGCGGGTGATCAACTTCGC